GGTAATCATCTAATAAATCCAGCAAAACTTTTTGTTGTTCTTCAGGCAACTTAGATAATTTTTCTAAATCAATCAAGGTGTGGTACTCCTAAAGAAAACAAAGTCAAATGGAGTGGAAACTTTGTTGGAGTTGTAAAGATAATATTAAGAGCACCACAAAACCTTTCTAGTTTAATACTAGGTTCTAGTATAGAACTATATATAAATCTTAGTTTAATACTAGCTAGTGTTCTAATAGCTAGTTTTATACTAGGTAAACCGATAAATCTCCCTATTTTGTACATAGTTTCATATCTTCACTTGTTCGTCAATACTTTTATTGATGTTTTTAAACGGGCTATTTCTCGTACTCATAACTGTACGCCATCTGTTAGGTTGCATGGTAACCCATCCTGCTTCTTCTAATCTTTTAATCATAGCGTGTACTGTACTCTTAGATGATACTCCTATAGCTTCTGCTATGCCTTGTAGTGTTGGTCCACAGCTATACTGTTCCCAATGACTCTCAATTGCTTCTAATACTAATAACTGTCTTTTTGTCATATATACTCCTATGGGGTCTAGGGGACCCATGAACATTATACGAACATTCTAAAAAAAAATCTACCTGTAAGTGGGTCGAAGAAAAAAATAGACCCCCCCCTATGCAATTATGAAAAATATAAAATTGTTTGTGTAAAACAGTGTGTATAGGGAGTCTGTCGAAAATTTTATATAGGTGGGGTGGGTATGGGTGGGGTAAAACAATAGTGCATTATTTATTATCAGTTGCAAAGAGTTCATGTATTTTCTGTTCCAGTTCCAGTTTAATCTCATCACTGGTCTTGTTACTGCTAGTTGTCTCAACCCTATCAGTAAAGAGTGCCACCTCAGATATCTTTCCTATTAACTCAAGGCTACGAATCCTTGCTGACTCATTGTTGTTAATATCCTTTGCTTCTTTGATTAACTGGTCTGTAACAAACTGTCTTAGAGAGAGTGATGTACTAACTGAATACTGCTCTTTTCTCTTGAACCCTGCCTTGACCCTTTGGGAAACCTTAGGGTGGCTCATAAGGACACTAGCTTCTCTCCAAACGCTACTATCTTTCATGTTCTTTGTGTTGTATGAATTGCGATATGATTCACTAGCAGTCATACCTGATAATACACCTTGTACAAACTTCTCTTGCTTAGGTGTTAATCCATCTATATTAGTTACCTTGTTCTTGTCCTTGTCTTTGATTTTGCTCATATCCTATCTATTAACCTATTAATATTTGATTTAATTTATATGGATGACTTCCTATGTCATCTATGCCTAAACCCCTTTATACGCTTACTTCGTAAGCAACACAAGTTCCGGAATGAACATAAGGCGTAAAGAAATATCATTTTATTTATCACAAACACTTGCAATTGTGGGGTAATCCATGTTTATAATACCCTGTCGTTTGGGATTGTCGTTGAAAAACCCCTTTCCAAACACGCCCTAGTGGGACACTCATTGTCCCCATGAGAGCCGGTCGCAAGGACTTGGTTCGAGGGTTCAAGCCTAGAGCCTGAATCGACACATGGGACATAATCGAGAAGAGGTAACCTGAAAATCCTCACCACGAAAAATCCGGACTTCATGTTTTTGAGAGTTTATTCAGGGTTGAGAGAGTGTTGTCTCATTGAGAACGATTCTGTCCATTAGCGAATGTCCTAGCAAGACTAAAGGTTTGGGTGGTTTCCGGAGAGTTGAGATTCCCACAGAACACAAAACTCAAGAATATCAATATGTGCTAAGGCTATGCTGGTGATGAACCGGTGTGTAACTTGCTTGTCTCTAGGGACTAAACTTGTGAGTGTGTAAAGTAGCTAATCCCAAAGTGATAAGTCTAGGTAATAATTTAATTTTATGGAGAAAATTTATGAATAAAATAAAAGCATTGTTGAGTTTGGTTGAATGTGAGATGAAAAGATATTATGACCCCTTTTGGAGTGATGGTAAGGATGTAATCCTTGATGATATCGCCAGTATTTTGGAGATAGCATCATTACTTTCTAGTGCCAAAGTTAGCAAGAAAGCGTTGAAATCGCATTTCAATACGCTTGATACTGAATTGAGAGACACGATTTCATGTTTCTTAAAAAATGAAGATAACATTCATCAAGCCATGTATGAGTGTGGATATATCGTTATTTCTGAATAAACCTACTGATGAGCAACACTGAAAGGTGGCGAAACTTAAGGCTCTTTTGAGCCTTTTGTTTAGGTAATAATTTAATTTTATGGAGAAAATTTATGAAAGCAGAAAAAATAATTGAGCATATCACTAAATCTTTTAACAAATATCTTGATGAAAGTGGGATGGAAGAACTTATTCCAAACCATAAAAAAGATGCTTGGAAAGATTTGATTATTAGAGAATCTGAAGAAGAAAATGAAGTGGTTGAGATACTATATGATGGTGGCTACTGTTACGACATGATTAACGAAACATGGGATGAGTGTGGTGGATATACAAACTGGGAAACTGCTGAAATGCTATTTGGTTTGAAATCCTTAGAGAAAAAAGGACATGAAGCTGAACCTTATGCATCATGGAAAATATCTGTTTATGCTTGATAAAACCTACTGATGAGCAACACTGAAAGGTGGCGAAACTTGGGACTTTCCGGAGTCCCAATTCTAGGTAATAAACATTAACCAATTAATAGATAGGAGAAAATATGAATAAACCTGAAGCAAATAAACTTTACGCCTTAACTGGTGGGACTGGAGAGCCTTGTATTGCAAATGGCAACACTTGGGCAGAAAGTGAAGTTAAACCTAAATGTAATCGCTGTGGTGTTGTTGTCTTTCCTGAAGATGATAACTGTTGTGATAGATGTTTAGAATTGTCTTTTAACGAGGAGTAAATATGACAGAATTTAATCAAGAAAAATACCTGAAAAAATGCTTGAAAGAAGCAAGAGGAAAATTAGCGTATGCAGTTATGAATGATATGTCTGATGTTGTAATTGAGAGTTGTGAAGATTCTTGTAAAAGACTTGCTACAGCATTAGAAGATGTTAGATACGAAAAAAAATATGGGAGTGATTATGAATGAACCTGAAGCAAATAACGAATCAGTAAAAATAACCTGTGAAGAATGTTATGGAAGTGGCGTATCAAGAACTATTAATGGAGATATGGGAGTTGATAATTGTTGGTGTTGTGATGGATATGGATATTATAGAGAATATTACACTAAGGAGTGATTATGAATAAATCAAAAAGAAAAGTGGTGGTAAATAAAAAAGATAAATTGATATCTATGAAAATTTACAAGCCAAAAGTAAAAAAGAAAACAGCATTTCAAGTAGCTTTTGAAAATGCTAAGGGTGTATAGGTAAATTTACCAGTGGTTTGGCTAGTACCACATACCTTAAAACTAGCCATCTAATTTTGACTATCGTATAGGAATAGTACCTATGCCTGAATGAGTAACTGCGAAATAGTCATTTCAGTTTTATTAATCGCAAAATGGAGTAAATATGAAAGCGAAACAATTAGAAAAATCACTTTCGACTCTAATATCTATCAAGCAACCATCATTTATTTGGGGTGGCGTTGGTATTGGTAAATCAGAAATTATCCACAAAGTTGGAGAATCTTTGGGTTATCAAATAAGAGATGTTAGGGTTTCACTACTTGACCCTGTGGACTTAAGGGGTATTCCTAGCGTAGAAAATGGAACTACTGTTTGGAATCCACCTGTCTTTTTACCTACTGAAGATGAGCCAAAAACATTACTATTCCTAGATGAGTTACCTCATGGGAGTCCTAGTGTTCAAAATGCATTATTTCAGTTAGTTAAAGATAGGCAATTGGGTGAGTATAAATTACCTGATTCGACAGTCATTGTCAGTGCTGGTAATAGGTTACAAGATAAAGCCGGTGCGAATAGGGTTAATACAGCATTGGGAGATAGATTTATTCATTTAGATTTTGAACCTTGTCCTGATGAGTGGATTGCATGGGCAAAATCAAGTGGAAAGATTATGCCTGAAATCATAGCGTATATGAGATATAGACCGGAGAATTTATTTGTATTTGATAAAAATGCAAGAGTAAATACTACGCCTAGAAGTTGGGAATATGCTTCAAGGATTATGTCTGAATGTCCTGATTCTGATATTGAGCATGAGTTACTTTCCGGAACTATTGGAGAGGGTGTGAGTGCTGAATTGATAGGTTTCTTGAGAACTGTTAGAGGTTTACCATCACTTGATAAAATCTTGAATGACCCTGAGAGCCTTGATACTGAATCTGACCCTGCGATTCTTTATGCGATTACAAGCATAATTGCTAGGAAGATGGATAAGACAAACATTGATAAGTTTGTAAAATACTTGGACACATTACCTGATGAGTTCGCTATTTTATGTATGACTGATGCAGTGGAATCGAATCCTGACATTAGAAAAACCAAAGCGTTTATTAATTTTGATATCAAGCATCAAGACATTACGCTTTAAACCGACTGATGATTAGTTGAGATGCTATGAAAACATCCCATGTATTTGGGATGTTATTGGTAACAAGTATTAACTGATTAATACTTAAACATGGAGAAATATTATGGCAGTAGCCCTAAATGAAAAAGCCATGCTCATCAAAGTTGAACTCAAGAAATGGGGTGGAACTAAAACTGATAAATCCTTATCAGAAAAAATTGGATATGATTCTAATACTGATGCAAGTTTGTATTCAGTATCAAAGAAACTAACCAATTCCACCACGCTGAAAGAGATTAAAAAAATTGATGGATTGATAAGAACTGACTGCATCTATTCCGGTGCTGGTTATAGAGGTTTTTGTCATGCATGGGATAATAATGGAAACTATCTATTACCTATTGATGCAAAAGATAGGTTTGAGAAAAGGTTTTCATCTTATAGAGATGATAGAGAGAAATTGGTAAAACAATTTGTTTCTGAATATCCGGATATCATCAAAGATGCACAAAGAGAATTTGGTGCAAATTTCAAAGCAGATGATTTTCCACATGAAACTGAAATTGGCGAATGTTTTTCTTGCGAAGTAATCAAGAATGTAGTTCCCTCTACTGATGATATTAGAATTAATTTATCAAAAGATGAGATTGATGAACTAAAAGCAAATGCCAAAAAGCAAGAAAATGAAAGAGTAGAAAAGATTACTTCAGATGTTGTTGATAAAATGACTGGAGTTCTTGGACATCTTGCAGAAAGAATCAATGATGGTGAGACCTTTAGAGATTCTACACTTGATAAGGTTATTGATTTGTGCGAAACAATACCGGCATTGAATGTTGGTGGTGATGCAAAAATTCATAAGGCTCATCAAGACTTGATGGACATATTTGCCGGTAATGATATTACTGCTGAATCATTAAGAGATGATAAAGACAAGGCTAAAGAAATTGCTAAAAAGTCTGAGGAAATCATTGATGATTTAGAGGGATGGTTAGACTAATGATAATACAAGAAATGACTAAAGCTAGAACTGAACTTATTATCAAACATCCTTTTTTTGGCAAACTTGCTTTAGGTATGAAAATCGTTGAAAGAGATGATATTGATACAATGGCAGTAGATGGTACTCACCTGTTCTATAACAAAGAATGGGTGTTAGGTATCACTCATCAAGAAAGAGTTGGTGTAATTGCTCACGAAGTCTTACACATTGTTTTCAAGCATCACTTGAGGAGAAAAGATAGGTGTCCACATTACTGGAATATTGCCGGTGATTATGTAATCAATGCTATTTTGTTTGAGCATGGATTTATACTACCTGATGGTGGTTTGTTTGATACAAAGTATGCTAAATGGAAAACTGAATCTGTCTACAAAGAAGTCTTTAAAAATAAAGAGCATGATGATGTCCAAACAGTTGGAGAAGTTATTGATGCTACTGGTGAAGATGGTAAAGAACTTACTGAATCAGAACTTCAAGAGATGGAAAAAGAAATCACTGTTCAAGTTTTACAAGCTGAACAAAGTGCTAAAGGTATGGGTAAAGGTGGAGATGCTACAAAAGGTATGTTAGATATCGTGAAAGAGCAATCTGTTTCTTGGGATGATGTGTTGGCTAACTTAGTGTTGGACAAAGTAGAAACCAATGATTATAACTTCAATAATGTAAATAGAAGATTTGTACATCAAAATCTTTACTTACCTAGTTGTGAAAAGAAACCTAGTGCAAAAGGTGTTATTGCTTTAGATATTAGTGGTTCAATCTGTCGTGAAGATATGGCTATGATGCAAGATGCAGTAAACAATATTGTTCCTGTTGCAAACTTCGAGGAACTTACAGTTCTTTATTGTGATGATGCAGTTAGGCGTATTGATACTTTTGATGCTAACGAGGAAGTAGAACTTACTTATATGAGTGGGGGTGGTACTGACTATGAGCCTGTTATCAAATACATAGACAAAGAACTTGATAATGATATTGCGTTTCTTATCTACCTGACTGATGGATATTGTTATCCATGTAGTGAGCCTGACTATCCGGTGATATGGGCAACCACTATGACATCACAATTCTTTAAATTTGGAGATATAGTTGAAGTTGCTTAACTTCAAGTAGGGCAGTTTGCTTGTTCTGTTTTAAAAACAAGCATCTATTAACCAATTAATACTTAGGAGTGAGTATGAGTAAACCAAAAACAAAACAAACATTTATCTATTTAGGTGGATTAAGAAAAGCCTTTTCAGATTTAGACAATGCTATACCTGATAGTGCTTTTGAATATGACTTAGACCAATCAATGATTAATGATGTATGGAATGAAATAAGTGTAGTTGAAAAACAAATTGATGATGGAGTATTCAATGAAAAATAATATTTATACAAAAGACTACAAAGATATTAAAAGTATTTTTGAGAACTTTTGGAAACAAACAAACATAAGTAGAAATGAACCTTATATGTATATGTTTTCAAACAAAAAAACCAATAAAGATTACTTTAAACATTCTCTAACAAGAGAATATGTAGAGGTGGAAAGCTAATGGAAAAACATTACTTAGAACAAGAAGCCGAAAGATATATCAAGGAAAGAGAAGATGAACTTAAATATCCTGTAAAAGATTACAACCAAAAAAAGGTAACCTTATATCATGGAACATCTACTAAATATCTTGATGATATTTTAAAGCAAGGTATCAAACCTAGATATGAAAAAGAAAGTATTTGGGAAGATAATCCTAGTAGACCTGACATGGTTTACTTATCTAGTGCTTATGCAGTTTACTTTTCTCAAGTTGCATCACACAAATTAGGTGGCAAACCTGTAGTATTTGAAGTAAAAGTAAATACTAAAAGTTTATATCCTGATGAAGATTTTCTTGAGCAAATTACAAGAGTTGACCCTGCATGGAAAGATACTTTGTCTCTTGGCATGGAAGAAAGAACTGCATGGTTCAAAAAAAATATGCTTGATTACAAGACTGCTTACGCAGATAGTTTAGGTGCGTTAGGTAATGCCTGTCATAAAGGAATTATCAAACCTAAAAACATTATCAGATACAGCATCTTAGATGAGTCAAAAATATTAGATTATTCAGACCCAACAATAACTTTAATGAACTATCAAATTTTGGGTGGCAGATATAGAAAGCTGTCTCAAAAAACTATGTGGGAAGAACCCCTATCTATAAAAACAAGGAGTAAAAATGGATAAATTAACTATAAAAAACTGGGATGAGCCTATTAATGAAAAGCAAATGGATTCTTTATGTGAGATATATGATTTGCTACTTAAGTTTAGGACTACTAATGGACATACTGTAATGTTTCCAAACAACCCTGAAGATGAACTGCCTTTTATGTTATCTCTAATTAAAAAAGAATTAGAGATTTTAATTAAAAGATATATAGATGCTAATAACAAAGATGGTGCATCAAATTATTTTAATAGAGAAAGATGCGAATATTATCTTTCTGAATCAATGGAAAATAAAAATGGATAAATTAAAAAAAGAATGGAGAATATTTAAACAAGATTTTCAAAGACAATGTAATGAAAGTTTTATGTTTAGATTTAATTGGTATGTACTAAAGCCTCTTGCTTTAGTGCTTGGAATAATAATTTTAATTATTTTATAAGGAGTGAGTATGAATAAGATAAAAGAATTTGTTATCGACATATTAGATAGAAACAGATTAACAAAATCAATAATAGTATTTTGTTATGAGTTTTATATTTGGATAATAAAAAGACCCATGTTAGAACATACTGGAATAGATTTTGCTGGTGTTGAAGTGCCTGTAGTAGTTAATGAAAAAGAGTTTAACTTTAGTGGGCGTTGGATAGCTGACATGGAAATAACAGAAACTAGACCTTTATGGTATAGCTACAATGGTAAAAAAGAAAAAACAATAATTCGTATTCTTGCCAATAAAGAGATAGGTATTTTTACTATCTATAAACCTAAATGGTATAGAACTTTTTTAAACAAAAAAAATAAATTTAATAAATTATTAAGGAGAATAAATAATGTATTTAGTAAATAAAAATAACGACCTGTTGAATGATGTAAGAGAAAGTATTACTGAAATTTGTAATCATATCTATACAAAGATAGACAGAAAACCAAAGGATAATTACGAAACAAAAGAAGAAGATTTACTTTTGTTAAAGTCTTTTAATACTTTTGTAACTATTAATCAGTTAATACTTGATAAGTTACATCCTGAAAGAAAGCAAATGAACCTGCCAAATCCAAAACATTTTGGTATCTCAAAGCATGGTGAAATTATAGAAGTAGAGGTAACTGCATAATGAAAAAATTAGAAATCAAAATAGAAGATGGTATTGAAAAACCTGATTATACCGGTAAGAATATTCTTACTGGCGAGACAATGAAATCTCTTAGAGATATGAAAGCCGGACAAAGTTTTACTGTCAAAACAGAATCCCACAAACTTACAGTGCAATTGTATGGTAGAAAAATAGGTAAGGTATTTTCCTCAAGAAAAATATACGAGGGAAATACCAAAGGAAAAAATACACCATATCATTTTAGAATATGGTGTGAGAGTGGCAAGGCAAAACCTCTACCATCAAGTAAACCACCTAGTGAAAATCCCAAACTTAAATCTTTTGGTTCTATATCAAAGACACAAGTATCTGATGATGGAGATGGAGATGCTACTACAAGACATAGAGTATCTGATGATGTTCTAGCTATGGCAGAATTGAGAGCAGACAACAAAAGAATTGTAGAAGATTTAGATAAAATCAAACAGATTTTAAAAGAAGAATTGAAGCATGATATGGAAACATTTAAACCTTTAAATGAAGATGCCTCTAACTGAAATCAATTTTAAAAGGGGGGTAATTTGGGAGATGCTAGACCCTTACCTGCTATCAGAAAATGCAACAGCGAGGCTTACATGAGCCTAATTTTTAAAAATATTTATAAAAAAGGAGTAAAAATGGATAAACAAGAACTAATCAGACAATTAGAACAGATTATGGAGAATGTTGAATCTGACTTTAAGAAACAAAAATCTTTGTTACAAGAAATGCAAGACAAAGTATTTGTATTAAGAATAGAAACCAATGATTTAATCAAGGAGTTAAAACAATGAGTGCAAAAGCAAAGTTTGTATATGCAAAACCTTTTATTACACATGAAAAATTTGGTATTGAAAAAGTTATAAAGCATGACCAAGTTTATGGATGGAAAGATAGATTGATTGATGCTAAATTTATTCAACCTTTTAGAGATTATGATTTTTATAATAGTGATTTTACAGTTGAAAAAAGTTATGCAGAAATGGTAAATATTTTTGGCAAACCAATTAAAGTAACTGGTAAGTTTGAAGATGCGAAATGTTTTTATTCTTTTAGTAATGAAATGTCTTGGACTGTAGATGCTGTTTGGTATTTACTTTTGCAAGACCAAAGCTATAGAGGAAAGAAAATAGAAGTGCCTGTTATTATATACAATTTAAATGGTGGTAAAAATTACAATAGATTTTATGACAAGGCTAGAGCAGAAAATTTAGTTGAAGATTTTGGCGATAGGTTTCCCAAAGCATATAGAATGAATAACAAGTTATCCAATGTAAATTGTTGGAATATTATAATTGGTAGTCAATGGAAATCTACTGAACATGAAAGAACTACACCTGAGAATCAATTGTATATAAAAAATTTAATTAATTTAGGAGTATAAATAATGGCAAATTATTCAACAAGAGTAATAGTAACTTTAGATTTTGACCACATACCTGAAAGGGAAGAAATCGAAAATACACTATTAGATATAATAAAAGAGAATGAGTTGGTTTACGAAACTGCAATTAGTCCTGTAGATAAACCTCTTGTTTCAATCAAAGCAAGATTATTTAACAAGGAGTATTTATGAGTAACAACAAACACAAAAATTGTTTACATAGAATAATAACTTTTGATAAAGATATGCAAACAGTTTGTGGAGACTGTGGAGATTTGTTTTCTCTTGTAGTAAATGAAGAACAAGATGAAGTCTATTTTGAAATACTACATGAAGAAGATGATGGAACTTATACAGCGTTTCATAGAAGTTATGAAGAACAAACAAGATTATTTAACGAAATATCGAACATACATTAAGGAGTAAAAATGAAATCAACAGTAAAATTTAATACAAAACCAAAACCAAAGACCGGATATGTTACAACCCGTATGCCTGATACTTTACGAGAATCAATACAAGAAGTAGCAAATGAGAATAGAAGAAGTCTATCCTCACAAATAGTCTTTATGCTTGAACAACAGATTCAACAGCGTTCAAGCAACAATCCTTAGAGTTCTCACTCTTTTTTCTATACAAGCGTTCAGATATTGCATTTAGTCCCAATTTTAAGAGGTGCAATTCCTGTTCGCTTGTTATAGATTTATTAAAACAAACAACATTGATAAGAAAATCCGGCAAACCTACTGATGTGTTGCGACCCCCCTGAGTTCTTAAAATTTTTGTAATCCTTGTAAGAACAAGTGCTTTCAAAGATTTATGTGAAGAAGTATTAGCCAATCCACCATCCTGAAATGTAGCAATAAGGTTTACTGATGATGGAAATATCCCTGACTGGGATGCTAACTTATATATAAATTCACCTGCGTTATGTTGTTTCTCATCTATTAACGAGTTAATAAATAACTTATCTATAACGAGTTGGTTCTTAATTCGTGTTCTAAAAATTCCTTTCCCCAAACTTTCTAACTCACAATCAAAATGTGAGTGAAGTTCCTTTGTTCCTAAATCTGTAGGATTAAAATTCCCAATCGTATTCTTCCCCATAAACAACCTCATTATTTTTCTCAGAATAAACGCCTGTTGGTGGATAATATTCTAGCATTGTTTCGCCCTGTTTACCTACCCACTTGAATCTACATTTCCAACAATGTATTTCGACATCTGTCCCATCTCCTCTATGAACTGTAATTCCTAAATCACATTTAGCAAACCATGATGCTGAACCGGAGATAGAATATCCTGATGGTACAGGTATCTTACCTTTCATATCCGGATATAATTTATGTGGATGTGCGATAAAGAAAACATGAATATCGTGTGCTTTAGCAAACTGACTTATCTTTGTAAGCATAGTAGAAATATTGTCTGTCTCATTACCTGTCGTTCTATCCATCTCAATATAATTGTATGGGTCTATCACTAAGCCTCTACAACCTAACTGTCTTACAGCACCAATACTTTTCTCAAGTATAGATTCTATGGTAGCTGATTCCCCATTTGTATAATCAAGAAACATAAAGTGTTCTTCAATAAACTTAAGTGCATTGTCTCTCTCATCCTCATTCATTCTAGCCATAGCACCACTAAAGAAAGGTTTGTCGACATACTTTTCTACTAACTTTGCTATGTGTAAATCCGGTGGATTCTCAAAGCTACATATTGCAAACTTCCAATCCTCTTTCTTTGCTAGGTTCATCATAATCATATCAATAAATTCAGACTTACCTGATGATGGAATACCTGTAACGACTGATAACTGCCCACCTGCAATCTTAAATAGTTCATCTACATTCTGATATCCTGTTGATGCACCTTGCATAAAACCTTTATCATATAAATCAATAACACTATTTTCGTAATGCTCACTTTTATACAACCCTGATAATGGGTAAGGCTCACTGTTATCAATACATTCTTTTAATATTTCTTTGCCATGCTTGAGTAAGGTTTCATTAGCATCCTTACAATCTTCCGGTAAAGTAGCTAACCAAACTTTATTCTTTCCTATACGCCTTGCTAGTTCTTCAGTAAGTGCTTCACCTGATGAGTCTTTATCGCAACATATAACGACTTTCTCAACATTGTCTAACTGGTCGTTGGCGTTCCATATATAAGCAAACTTCTTATCTTCTTGGGGAGATATCTTGTTGTTACTAACTTTCATTACAGCACCATTAGGTACTGACAAGGCACAATCAATACCACTTTCATACAAAGCAAGAGCATCAAACTCACCCTCACATATAACTATTAAGTCGTTAATAGTTAATCTATCTAACCCAAACAGCGTTCTAGCTGACCCCTCTTGGGTAAAATTCTTTCCCTCAACAGTTCGCCACTTGATAGCGTAAACATTTTCTTCATTGTAATAAGGAAACCCAATAGCATCCTGAACACCCACACCATTGAACCCTCTCTTATCAAACAAGACACCATATTTTTTTGCAGTATCTTCTGATATCCCTCTATCTGTAAGCATCTTACTTTCAAATTCATTTTTTCCGTTTCTCTGGGACGCTGTTTTTGAAATTTTTAAAGGTGTTATTTTTTCTACTTTCTTTTCTACTTTCTTTTCTACTAGATTATTCTTTTTGTTCATGTCTACTACTCCACTTAATTGACAATGCCAACATTGATATAAAACTTTATTGCCCTCTCTTGTGAGAGATAAAGTTCGTTGATTTTTTTTCTTTCTACCTTGAGAACAAGATGGACATTCTATCCTCTTGTTTGAAAAATCCTCAATGTATTGAGAATTAATTACTGAAACTACCTCTTGCATTTACCACTCCTTATGTTTAGTATTACTATAATCTAGTATTAAACTAAATTTATATCTATTATTTAAAACATATCTAGTATTTAACTATCTAGTTTTATACTAGAGTTTTCCTCTCCAACCTTTTTATTCCACATCATTCCCCTGATTGATGAAATCATATTGTCTGCTGTCTCTTTTGGATTTTCGCTACCTCTTAAATGTAGCAAGGATTTTCTTAATGAATTGGCATTTACATTAGCGAGTTCACATATCTCATCAAAATCTTCAGAACCAAACCAATCATAAGACTCATATACTTTCTTACTATCATTAGATACTGCATCTCTTATGCTTTGATATATAACTGAAAGATATAATTCACTATTCATAATTTCTATAAAATTAATTTTTTAATTAGTATTTGTATTTAATATTAAAATACATATAATGACAAGGGTAAAGATGAAAAAAGGAGTAAATATGTTCAAGATTGAAAAGGATATACCCATACCACCCATTAATAGAAAGGTGCGTAGGAAACCTAATAGCATTACAAAATGTTTACAAGAATTAGAAGTCAATGAATCTTTTGTTGTTCCAATTCCTGATGGCTCAAACCCTATGGCATTTAGAAATCAAATTGGTTACGCAAAATCTATTATAAAACAGAAAAGAAAAGATAATTTTTCTATCACAACAAGAGAAGTTGATGAGGGTATTAGGGTATGGCGAGTAGAATAACCAACAAGCATAACTTACCACAGACTTTAGTAAACCTTGCTGAAAGTAGAGACTATTCAAGAGGTGCATCTGATAGAAGTATTACGCAGTTAATAGATAGTCCTCAAGTATCAGTGTTAAGAATGGCGAATGATAACAACATTGAAGAAGATGTTGTTGATACTTTTTGGGCAAATCTTGGTAGTGCTATCCATCACATAACTGAAAAGGGTGCTGATGATAACCACCTAGTAGAAGAAAGATTGTTTACTCAAGTTGGAACTTGGACAGTTTCCGGTGCTATTGATGTACAAAAGATTGAAGATGATGGAAGTATTAGTGTAATGGATTATAAATTTACTAGCGTTTGGGCAGTAAAGAATCCTAAGTTAGATTGGGAAAGACAATTAAATTGTTATGCTTATCTTGTAGCAAAAGAAAAGAATGTAAAGATTAAAGATTTAAAGATAATAACTTTCTTAAGAGATTGGAATAGAAACAATGCAAAGAGAGATGATAAATACCCACAACAACAAATATTAGTAGTCCCTATAAAGCTATGGAGTTTTGAAGAACAAGAACAATACATTAAAGATAGGGTTCAATTGCATCAAGAGACTGCCTATGGCTTTGTAAGTGATGAGTCTATGTCCGAGTGTAACAAAGAAGAAAGATGGCAAAGAGAGGACTCATACGCTGTTAGAAAGGAAGTTAATAAAAGGGCATTGAAAGTCTTTGATAACAAAGAAGAAGCTGAAAAGTTTTTAAAAGAGAAAGATAGTGATGAGTATGTCATTGATGAAAGAAAAGGAGAACCTATAAGATGCACCGGTAACTACTGCAAAGTAAATGAATGGTGTAGTCAATATCAAAAATGGAGTAAACAAAATGAAAAATGAAGAAGTGTTGAGAAAGATAATAGGATTTATGCAAGTCCTAGCGAGTGAGGGAATACCACATATTAAAATAGCCTTTGAAGATGATAGGCATATCTTAATACAAGATTATTCTAGGCGTATCATTACTCAACAGAAAATGACCTTTGACCAATTCGTATCAACAGATACTAAATTATTAATACAAGCTACAAGGAGTATGCAAAATGGAGAAAGAAATGAATAAAGAACTAACATATAAAGATGTATGGGAAACATTAAGTAAGATTGATGTAAGTGATAAGGTTGAAAAGAAGATGAACCTATCATACCTAAGTTGGGCGTGGGCATGGGGTACAATGATGGACAATTACCCTGATGCACAATATAACTTTTATGAGAATCAAGAGACTGGTGTTCCTTATGTAACACTTCCGGATGGAACTGCTGAAGTTAGATGTAGAGTTACTATTGGAAATCTAGCAAGGGAAATGTGGTTACCTGTAATGGATTTTAAAAACAATGCAGTTGCTAACCCTAGTGCAAGAGAAGTATCTGATACTAAGATGAGATGTCTTGTTAAGACTTTAGGAATGTGGGGACTTGGACTGTATATATATGCCGGACAAGACCTGCCCTCTACTGATAAACAAGAAACTAAACCAAAGAAAGCTGTAGTAAAAGAAGATGCTAATGAGCAAGAGGGCAAACTTATTTATAGTGGTGCAGTATCAAGTGATGAATCAAAGCCTGTAGAGAAAGATAAGCATGATGAGAATTGGGCGAACCTATTTTTAGATGGTATTCAAGTACCTCTAAAACTTTGCAAAGATGTTGATGGATTGAATGATGTCTTTGTAAAAAACAAACCCTCAATCGACATAATCGAAAGTAGACATAAGGATATTTTTGAGAAGATTGTGGAATTATTTAAAACTAAAAAAGAGGAATTGAAATAATGGAAGATTATAAAAACAAAGCAAAAGTAACTGGTAACATTTTTAAGAATGGTTACAAGCAAAAGCAAACACATCCTGATTACAAAAGCACCATCACTATTAGTGAGCAGTTGTTGAGGGAAATGGTTGAAGCTGTTAAGTCTGATACAAGGAGAGAGAAAGGTGCTGACTTAAGTATCGCTATGTGGAATAGAGTATCAAAGAATGTAAATCCTAAGACCGGACAGAATACAGAATATATGTACACTGCAATTGAGATGGACACTTACAAAAGTGATAAGGAAAAAGCTACACAAGAAGTAGTTGATACTGTAAACCTTGAAGCAAATGTTAAAGATGAGTTGGATGATTTACCATTTTAAATATTAAGGAGTTAATACTTGAAAGAAGAAAGAATCAGAAGTGAAAAGTATCTTAAGTACATAAGAAAATATCCTTGTCTTGTTTGTAGTAGAGAGGGAGTTCATGCTCATCACTTAAGACATTCTCAAAAAAGAGGATGGGGGTTGAAAAATGGAGACCAGTGGGCAGTTCCTTTATGTGCTGAACATCACATGGATTGTCATAGAACTGGTAAAGAAAGTATGTGGTGGGCGTTGCATGGAATAGATGCTCTTGCATGGGCAGAAAGTAAATATAAAAAATGGAGTGAAAATGGATAGTTCTTTATTAGCTGTTATAGGTATTTGTTTATTAACAATCTATATGCTTACTCAAGAAAAATGACTAAACAATGGCATGGTGGAAAGGGTAGTAGACCTAGAGCAAAGAGTCCTGACAAGTGGGATGTTGGTTGGGAAAGAATATTTAACAAAGCAAAAACAAAAATTGCAGATAAGAAAATTAAAAAAAAGGAGAAGTAAAAATGGATAATTATGAAGATACATTTCAAAAAGCGACTATAACTTTTGAGGGAGTGAAGATAGCTATGAGGCAAGATAAGAATGGTTATATCTTAACTCTTGCTGTACACCCATCAGATGTACCTGAAAGTCTTTTAAGAGACTGGGTGGGTAGTAGGTATCAAGTTGCTATGGTTTTATTAAATGACCAAGATGAGCCTGTTATACCTCAAGAAAAAAGTGATGGAGAGAAAGCTGTAATGAAAGCCGGATTACTTTGTAGAGAAAGAGAGTTCCAAGATTTTGTTATGGATAGGTTTGATGTTCCTGAATGGGAAAGAGAGGGTTTTGATGAGACTCAATGTGCAGAAAGACTTAGAGATTATTGTGCCATAAAAAGCAGAAGTGAATTAAAAACAAATGAACACGCTAGAATTGTATTCAATGGATTGTTAAATGAGTTTAACTCATGGAATGTATAGATAAGAATAAAGCTAAGTGGTGGAAGTGGCATAAGAAAAATCCTGAAGTTTGGAAACTGTTTCAGAAATTTACTTTTGAGGCAATAAGAAGTGGGAGAAAGCATTATTCACACTGGGCAATTATACAAAGAATAAGATGGGAGACTGATATAATAACTAAAGGTAGTGCATTTAAAATATCAAATGATTTTATATGTTATTACGCTAGGTACTTTATACATAGCTATCCTCAACATAAGGATTTCTTTGTTATAAAACCATTAAAACATGAGAGGGGAATTAAGAATGAAGATGAAGCCAATGAAAGTGGAATTAAAAAAATCGAGAAACTGTTCTATTAATTTACCAATAGGATTAGAAAAAGAAAAGTATAAGAAAGGTACATCATTATTTAAGAAGATTAAATTAAAACTTATTAAATGAAGATTATCTTACCCTTAGAAGTTTACTACTCTAAGAATAAGAAGTTCATACTTAATCTAAATAACTATCGTAATGCCCATTACAGAATACTATCTAACTCTAAGAAGATTTATACTGATAACTTAATACCTGAACTCAAAGAGTTATCTAAGTTCAATGAACCTGTTACATTAACCTATACCTATTACGCTAAGACTAAGAGAAGAATAGATATAAGCAATCCCTGTTCAATCATAGACAAGTTTACCTGTGATGCTTTGGTTAAAGCCGGTGTTCTTAAAGATGATAGCTTTGAACAAGTCAATAAAGTTGTCTATAAGTTTGGTGGATTCGATAAAGAGAATCCAAGATGCGAACTTTTGATTTCCCTGTAAATATAAACCCTATACCTATACCAACATTACCTAAACCTGTATAAAAAAACCAGCAGCTTTCACGCAGCTACCGGTAAATTGTTTTAAAATAAAAAGATATGTTGTATCTAAAGGGTTTGCGATAACCTTCGCAGAAAAAATGTAAAAGATATAAGTATTAACCTGTTAATATTTAATTTCTTATCCTTAAGTCTGGTTGTAGTTCTTCAATATAAAATTTTCTGATACCCGAAATATCCATTCCCCGTAGTAAATCATTTTCAATTTCGTCAAGCTCAAGTATCTGGTCTCTTTTTTGATTTGAGCTTAGTTCCTGACTATTATTTATGATAGCTTTAGCCTGTCTTATCTCTCCTAGTTGGTCTGATGTTTTCTTAAGGTCTTTTTGTAATCCTTGCAGTGCTTCCTTGTATTCTATTTTATATTCTTTAGTCATGCCCAAAGCACCCATATCTCCCTCATCAAGTATTTTCTTTTCTAATACTCTAAAACTTTCTACTTGATTGTCCACCATCTCTTTTAAATCAAAGAATTGATTTTCCAATCTATTACCCTCTGTTGGTAGTAAAAAAGCACCCACGACTGGAAGCTGGTCGACACGCATTGATGCACTCTTAGCTTCATTTGGACCTTTAGTAATTAAAGAATCTACAAATGTCATAGCATATGTACCTGCCGTACCTGTATAACCTGATACTAAATTTTCTATATATAAAGGACTAATATTTAATTCGTCACCTACTTTTTTATACAATGTATCTGTACTAGGTCTGTATGCTAAATCTCCTATGTCATCTAAATACTCAGGTACTATTTTTCTACCTGTATAAAAATCATAATTAAAATAGTTTTCAACTAATGGTTGTATAGCTGTCATTTCTAATGGATTAATTTTTAAAGTATTAGTAATATTTCTTACCATACTTTCACGCAAATCTTTTTGTGTATCGTCACCAAAAGTTTTAGCTAACAATCTCATTGGTACAGTTGTAGTTAAGAATCCTGCTTCAAATGGTAATGGTATTCCTAAAGGTGAACCTGCTAGTTCTTTACTTCCCGGAATAATAATATAGTTATCTTTAGTTTCTTCTGATGCTTCTTCCCATTCTTCTGAATCTCTTACTAATAAATAGTAGTAAGGCATTAAAGATATATAAGATAACATTCTTAAAGCAACTGCTGCTGCTCTTTTTCTACGAGTTAATCCTCTACCTATTCCATACTTACCTGTAAGTCCTCTATAGAAAACATCAACACCTTGTAGTCTAGGATTTAAAAACATAGTTGATTGTGTAACAAGTTGAAACGATTTGTTATTGCCACGCCTTGTAAAGTTAAGAACTTCCATAGCTTGTGATAGAGCTTCTGCTACATCTCCTGTTCTTTTTAATGTATCTTTATATACAGATACTCTTGTTGCCGCATCAGTTATAGCAGTACCTTGACCTAATATATCCCATACTTTTGTAATGATATCAAGAGGTGCTGTTGCTACTTTAGATAGTGTAGTTTTTTCTTTATATCTTTCTTTCTTATATGCATTTTCAACAAGAGTTTGTGTGCTATCAATGTCTCTAACACCTCTTTCATAGCCTTGAATAATACCTGCATTTCTTAAAGCAACATATTCTTCTGGCAAGTTACCTGTCATCATTCCATATGTTATTTTTGCACTTTCTTTAAGCTGACTTAATATTGGCACATAATTAGCTCCACTTAAAAACCAAGCAGACATACTATCTCTTACTACTTGTCTAAACCAGAAGTCAGGCATTCTGGTTATAAGGTCACTAACCATTCTTTTACTTCCTCGCATTACACTCATTAGCATATTAGTTGGAAGAAAATCTCCACCTGTCATAACAGTAAATAAATTATAATTATCTGGGTCATCAACACTAAATGATTTAGTTTTACCTTTAACTTTTATCTTAACTATATTAGGTCCAGCAGTATTATTTTTAACTTGTTCTGCTGCTTTAATTATAACTAAGTTACGCATAGTTCTATTAGCTGCTACATTTTTCATACCAGCATTAATAGCTGCTCTTGCGTTGTTTGTTATACCTGTTATTGGGTCGACAATATTTTTTTCTTCACTACCTTTAGCTCTTTTAAAAGGAGATAGTTGCATACCTTGAAATATTTGTGGTCCTTTAAATCCTTCTTCACCTTCCATTGCTCTATAAAATGGAATGTAATCTGAATGTTCCATCCAAACATTCCCAGTCTTTTCATCAAGAACTCCTGTGTCTATAAGGAATCTAACTAAATGACGATTCCAACGCTGGTAATCATCAATCATTGTTTGTATTTCAGGATGTTCTTGTAAAGCAATTACTGCATCTTTCTTATCTTTTGCATTTATCTTTACTTTTCTACCTTCATTATTAAATCTAGTTTCTCTTTTTACTGCAAGTACAGCTTGAAATGCCCACATCATTTGAGGATTGTTATAAGCATTTTTAAATATTTCGTGTGGTGCTTTAATTGGTTTACCATCTTCAGGAGATATATCTACTACTGTAGTAAATCCTTTCTTTGTATTATATACAGGTACACCATGCATAAAAGCTTGTTGATATATGTCTCCTGACCTATCTGAATGATACATTGCTGCTGCTGCTGAAAGAGATGCAGATAAAAACTTTTGTCCTTGTTCTGTTTTTCTACCGGCAGAATAATCTGTTTCTGCAATTCTTGCATACTGGTCTAGTATTGCTTCTCTAAATTTTAATGGGTCAACAGATTTAAAAGACTTTAATACTTTACTAGAAATAGTTTCATTATCAGGAAGTAAATCTCTGATAGTCATTTTCTTTACTAATCTTTCTGTGGCTGGTTTAAGTGGCTTACCACTTTTCTTAAATGAGTATTTAAGTTTTGTATTATTATCTATACCATCAATAATAGAATCAACATCTAAGTTTATTGTACTAGCATTTTTAATATCTTTCTGTGCATTGATTGCTGAAAGCTTTGCTTCAGGTGAAGCGTTATCACTAATTACAGGAGTGACTCCTGCCTTTATTGATTTTTGTTTTTGGAGTTCGACTTCTGTTTCTGCTTCTTCAATTGCACTCGCAAGGTCGGACCGTTCTGCATAACTTCTTCGAACATCTCCGATTCCAATTTGTCTAGGCTCTCCATACTCTTGTAGTAATTTACTGGGGTCTTCTTCAACTGTCTGTTCTCCTTTTGCAAAGTTATTATTTAAGAAGGCATAGTTATCTATCAAACCAGAATCCTTCAATCTATTGTAAGTATCTCTTGGAGTATTTTCAACATCAAGAAAATAATCTGTAGCTATAAGTCTACCTGTATCTACAAATCTATTCATCATTCTAACTAAAGCATGATTAAAGTCTGTATCAATTAATATAACATCTACACTATAACCTTTTGATTTTAACATAGAAATTTTCTTTTCCATGCTTCCATATTTAGAACTACCACCAACAGAAGGTATAATTATATTAGCACCAAGATTTGTTATATTATCCATAACAGAAGCTGCATACTTACTTGACATTGGTGCTGTAGCATTAGCACCTAATCCACCTTTAAATTCAGGCATCATTTTTTTAGCATCATCTGAATCTATTATTGCTGATTTAGTTTTTTTTGCTAATTGTTCTGCAAAATAAGACTTGCCAGAAGCAGGTAATCCAATTAAGAAAGTAGCTTTTTTATCAACAGATAAAATATCTTCTGCATAAGCTTCAGCTATTTCTATTAAATCATGTACAAATTTTGGTTTTAGTTTTCCTTCTACTGTTGGTTGACTAAACATTATTCTTTCAGCTTCAATTAACGCAGGATGTTTTAATATATTACTTAATTGTTTTTGTGTAATGTTTCCTAGATTTATTTTAGATAATTGAAATCTTAAATCATTTAATGCATGAGTATATTCTCTGTCTGTCATTCCTCTAACAGTTCCATCTTCTTTAGTTAATGGAGCAACATCTCCACCAAGTCCAAGAGTTGGAGACATCATTAGACTAACTGTTTTTTCTGTTAACTCATCATCAAATTGTTTTATACTTTTTTGACCAATTCTTTTTTCATCTGCAATTCTATCTTTAATAGATTTTAATTCTATTGGTCCTAGTCTTTCTAACTTAGATGGTATTAAATCATTTACATTAACTAATAGTTCTTGTTCATATTGTCTTGAATAAGTTCTTTCATATGGACTTATTTGTAAATCTTCTTGTGTATCTTTTGGAGCTAAAGCATTTATGTCTGCTAATACTTTAGACCTAGGTATTAAATATTCTGTTAAAACATCATCATCACTTACTCTATAGCCTGATTCAAGACGACCTGCTGCAAAGTCTTCTGCTATTGATTTGTTCATTGTTACAGGAACTACATCATAGTTAGGATTAATTTCTCCGCCTCTATATACAACTATAAATTCTGGAAAATATTTCATAGAACTAAAAGTTATATCTTCTATAGCCTGTCTTACTTCATCAATCTTACCCATTCTATATTGAGGCAGACCTAAGTTATCTATTATATAATCTTCATCACCTTGTAATATTGCTGCAATAGAATCAGAACCTTGATTATCTATATCTTTTAATATTGCATCAACTAACTGATAATCTAATCCTGACATTTCTTCAACACCTGTTAGTTCATCTGCAAATCTTTTATATAAATTATCTATTTGAAATTGAGAAGCTCTTATAGTATTTAAAGATTCTGTTGTCATTCTTCCTTCAGTTCTTTTTAAACTGTACTTAACTCTAGGAGATGATGTGCCTATAACTGGATTAACTTTTTCTGTTGATACAATATTTAAAGGAATACTTCTTGAGTCTACAGAAAATAATCCTTCTGATTTATATGGATTAGATATATATGGTTTACCAAGATTAAATAATTGAGGATGAAAAAATACAGAATACTTAGGCACATTTACTGTAGATAATTTAGATGTATCACCAACAGTATCGTAATTAATATTACCTTGTAGTTGTGCTGTTTTTAAAGCATCTTGTTTATTAATATGTAATATTGTTTGTGAGTTTCTTGATGGGTCTCCTACCATATACATAGGTATAGTAGTTACATCTTTACCAAATTGATTTTGCAAAAGCATACTGCTTAATAATCTAAAATAGTTTTGTGTAAGTTTTACATCATTATTATTATTTAAGTTTGTCTTTCTTCTATTTAATAAATAGTTATCAAATATATCTTGTTCTTCAAACAAAGCATTTGTTATCTTATTTAGTTTTGTAGAAAATTGTTTTTGTTGTGCTCCAAATAAAAACTCATTTACTAATGGTGACTTAGGTTTACCATCTTGATTGGATGAATTTTTAAGAGAAAATTTTAAAGTAGGACTGTCTTGTATATCAGGCAAGTCTTCAACATCTGCTACACCTGCTGTTTGTTTGCCTCGTTCAAATATGTTTGCAAATTCTGTTTCAGTTCTATCTGTTTCTAATGTAGTTCTTACTACACCTCGTTGCCTGTTAGCTATTTCTCCAGAAGTAACTCTATTAAATATATCAGTAGCATTTGTAAATCCATTTCCTTTTAAAGAATTGGTTAGACTTGCAAAAAAGTTTTCAACCTTATTAAAAATTTGTTGCGGTTTACCTGTAACATTTTTTTTATTTTCACCAAATTCTTCAAATCCTAAACCTATAGCTTCTTCTATAATATCTGATTGAGATTCTATTGCAGATAATTCTAATGCTTCTGGAGTATTATATGCTCCTTCTGGGTCTGTAATTATTTCAAGATATGTTTTCTTGCTACCTTTAGGCTTTTTTGTTCTAGCAAAATTTGCTAAAGTATTATATTCATCTTCAGTAAATACATCTGCTTGTCTAAGGGCATGCCAGTTTTCGTGAGTTAATATTCTTGCTAAATTATTTAAATATTTTTTTGGGTCTTTTTTATATTCAGTTCCGGCTCTATCTATAGGTATAATTATTTCATCAAAAACTTTATTGTATGCACCTTCTAATTCAATATTACCTTTTATATTTCCTATATAAGGGTCAAACTTAATAGACATTTCTGGATTCTGTTTTTTAAAATCTTCTGCAAAATTATCTAAATCTTCATTAATTTTAATATCTTCTGCAAATTTTATAGAGCCATCAAAATTATATTTTTGACTACCTGTTCCTACCCATTTATTATTTTTTATATAACCAGAAGTAATTAAATCTTCTTTTAATCTTTTAGCTTCTGAATTATTTAAACCAGTTGCATCTTTAATTATTTTTAATGTAGTTTTTTTAGATTCTTCAATAGCATTTATAGCTTTAGAGTAATCATTTAATGAATAACTTCTATGTGTAAAATCAGGTAGAAGTATTAAATCTGTTGATGGTGGTAAGCTTTCTATTACAGAATATAAAACTCTGCGTTGTGCAACACTCATTTTTTCTACAGAAGATTCACCTGTAAAATGCAAAGCAAGTCTTTTAAATGACTCATCATTTACATCACTATCTATATTTTTATTTTTAAGAACTCGTTTTATTGTTGCAGCAGATACGCTGTTGGGTGCACTTGATTCATTAAGCAAAATGTTTTCACTTCTTGCATTCATTACTTTATCAAACTGTGCTTTAGATAAAATATTTTTTAATTGACTTATTGCTACATTAGCTTGATTGCCTGTAGCATCTTGAATTGTTTTTATTATTTCTTGGCTTACACCTATTTCATTTAACTCTTGAAAGCTAATGCCATCATAATAAGGATTAGAAATTTTTAATCCTAGATTTTGTATTGTAGAATTATTACTATCTAAATTTTGCATTAAGATATAATCGTTAACTTTTTCTACAGCATACTGAGTTTGACCTATAAGATTTAAACCACTAGAAACTTGACCAGCTTTTTCTAAAGAATCATATGGTGAAAAGGGTTGATTTGTTTTTGGATTAATTAATACATTGCCTTGATAATCTGTAATAGAAAATGTGTTATCACCATTATCTTTTACAAGAAATGCATTAGGAGTTTCTGAATTTTCTGTAACAATTTTACTAGGAAAAGATGTAGGATTTTTAAATTCATCTGTAAAGCTTTTGTAAATTTCAAAGGCTTCACCAAATCCGGGCATGTCATTATTGTATTCTTCTATAGTTTCAGAAAAAGCTTTTAAAGGATTCTCTCCACCTTCAATTCTTGCTTCAGATTTTTTGTTAATATCAAAAGCTATTTTTTCTGCTTGTTCTCCAAAACCTTTTTGTTTCATTTGTTCTAAATAAATTTCAAAAAAGTTTTTACCTAATCTATATTGTGTTTCAGTTTTTAATGCTTGTGATTTTTTTACATCTTGAAATCCAGCAGATGCTTGTCCTAGTATTGCTTCAGCAGGAGCAAAGGCAAACTCACCTATTATCTCCATATTTATATCACCAAATCTTAAGGTTTCACCTTCTTCTAAAGTAAAGTATTGACCAGTAGCTTCACCTGCACCACCTAATGCACCTTGTAATGGTGCTTGAATTAAGGTATTCATTGCTTGTTTTGCAAATATATTTTGAAATCCAAATGGATTAAAAACTTTAGTAGCCATACCAAAAGATAAAGCATCAAATGTACCTATTGCAGTACCTCTAATTCTTGCATATTTTTTTGCTTCAGCTATTAATTCTTTATTACCCATAAACTTAGCAACAGATTGTGGATTGTTTACATCCATTCCTTTCTTTTGCAAGTATTCTATATATGAGTAAGCATTATCTATAGCACCAGATGTAAAACCTGTAGCTGCTGAACCTGCTAGAACATTACCTGTTGCTAATGTTGTTCCTACACCTGCTCCAAGAGAAGCTAACATAGGAACAAAACTTGTACCCATTACTTCTAATGGTAAACTTAGGTCAAAGTTTTCTGAATAGGGATTTAAAAAAGCAAATGCATCAATAAGACCTTCTGATTCTGCTAAAGCATTAAAAGCTTTTGAGTGTCCAAGACTTTGTATATATTCATTATTTTCTTTAGTGTCTTGTATATTTTCTTGAACTCTTTGCTCAAGACCTTTATCTTGTCTTTCTTGTAATAAATCACCAAAAGCTTGAGCCATTGGTGGTACTGAATAAAGGTTTTGAAAACTTATATTTTTTCTTTTTTTATCTAGTTCTTTTTGTGATTTTCCAGTACCTTTTATATCTAATATTAGTTGTTCTTTGTCTGCTTCTTGTTTAGAAGTTAAAGGTCTTATACCTTCTAAAGCAATATAGCTATCTAAAAGTTGTTGTTTTTTTAAAAGTTCAGGAGCTGTTGCAGATAGAGCATAAAAGTTTGCAGCATTTTTTGCTTGTTTTGCACCACCTATAACTTGTTCGACAAACGAAGATTCTCCTTCTGTTTCAGTAAAATTTAAATCTACAGGTATTAAAGACTGCAATACTTTTTGTGTATGACTAAGTTCATCTGTAGGAATTATTTTAGTTTTAGGTTGAGGTTGAGATTGGAATTGAGGTGTATATGCAGATAAAAATTTTTCTTTTTCTTCAAAATAATTTTCATCAGTTACATAATCAGGAAGATAATGTTTTAATCCATCATCTGTATATACAATATATTTAGCCATTGATATTTTGTATCACATCATTAAAACTATCTACAGAACTAGATATAAGCCCACCTTCTGCTAAACCCATACTTATTAATTGTGCTTCAGTATCTAATATTTCTTTAATAACATCTTTTTTTACAATAGCTCTTGCTTCGTCTTCAGTTATTTTTAATCTTTCTGCTGTATTTTTTATCCTAGTTATAATAGGAACACTACGCATTGTTGTAGCAATAGTATCTCGTATACTTGTTTGTTGAAGTCCTGTTTGACGCAAACCTTGTGAAACTGGAGATGATGCTTTTTCACTTGCATATGTTAATAATTTATCTTGATTTAATACTTTAATTTCTTTTGGTATACCATTTTCAATTACTTCTTTAATGTCATATATAGGTAAATCTTGGTTTACATCTCTTTCTTCTAAAGCATTTGCTAATGTAATTAAGGTTGGGTCTTTTTTATAATAATCAGATAAAGCTTGTTTATTTTCTCTTTCTATTGCAAGTCTTTCTTCGTCTTGTTCAAACTTACCAGCTTTACCAGCAAGTTCTTGTTTTCTACCTAGTTCTATAGCTTTTGCTTTAGAAAACTCTAGTTGTTCTTTAGACATTTTATCTTCTGCTTTTCTTAAGTCTTCATTAGTTTTACTAATGCTATCAATAACTCCTGATAAATTTTTATTTAATTCTGCTCCTGTAGCAGATGTGCCTACAGCTAATCCAGCTTTAACCAAATCAAGACCACCTCTAAACCTTCTTTCTTTTTCTAACTTTTCAGGCATGAGTTTATTTCTTTCTTCGTAATACTCTCTCATAGCTTTCATATATTCTGATTCTGATTCATCTTCTGGAGTAAGAGGGTCATCTTGAATTAAGAAAGACGCATAAGGATTATTTGCAGAATATGGAACTTGCATACCAACATTCATTCTAACAGGCTCTTGTTGCATCTGTGGTGGTATCTGTGGCTGTTGAGGTTGCTCTAATAGACTACCAATACCACTACTCATTTGTGCAGGTTGTGATGGAGTCATAGCCATTTCTTCTGCCATGCTTGGTCTTGGTGGTGTTTTATTATCAGCAGCTTGTCTACCTTCATAGTCTTTACGCATTTTTTCTCTACGCTGTATTTCAGTCATAACTAAATACTGTGGAAACATACCACTTGGACTTTGCATTTCTCTTTTTAAAGAATCATCTGGTGCTGATTTTAATTTATCTTGTTGCTCTATTATATTCATGTATTAACCTGTTAATATTTAACCTTGTCCTAATGCTTTATATAAACCTAGTCCGCCTAAACCTAATCCTAGTAACTGTTGAGTAGTACCAGCTTGAGGTTGATATGAAGAAACTTGAGTACCCGGAGTTACAGGTAGCCCTTGTAGTATCTGACTTTGGAAACCAAGTTGTTGTCTCGGATAAGCTAACTGATTTAAGTAATCTTGATAACCCATATCTAATGAAGCCTGTTGAAAGTTTCTGCCTATTTCTTGTGCTTCTTGTGCTGACTTTAATCTATCAAAAGCCATTTGTTGTTGCATAGGTGCTATGTTAGATAACTGTTGTGAAGCTTGTAATCTTTGTGCTTGAGTTTGTTGGTCAGCACCAAGACCTGCTAATCCTAATTGTCTTGCTCTTATTTGAGCATCTATATCAGCTTGTTGTGCTGCTAATCCTTGTTGTGCACCAAACTGTCTTGAGGCATCTGCTGCTCTTTGAGCTGCTAAAGATTGCTGTGAACCAAACTGTCTTGATGCATCAGCTAATTGTTGAGCAGTCATTCCTTGTTGCGAACCAAACTGTCTAGCTCTATCAGACATTTCTTGTGCTGTTAAACCAAACTGTGCTTCTTGTTGTCTTTGCCTTTCTGCAAACTCATCACCTCTAAATCCAGCAGTTCTATCTCTTTCAAATTGTTCTTGTGCTTGTGTAAAAGCATCTCTACGACTTCTAGCTTCTATATCTCCTAATTGTTGTCCAAGATTTCTTTCTCTTTCTGCTTGTAATATAGCTTCTCTATAGCCACCTAAACCACCACTCATAGTAGCTCGGTCTCCTATACCTTCTGCTTGTATTTCTGATTCCCTTCTAGCTTCTCTTTTTTCTATATCACCAACAAGACTTTGAAATGGATTCATATATTTTTGTGCTACATCAGCATCAAACTGTTGTGTTTGATAATCTTGTGCTTGATAGCCACTATCAAAATCTGTAGCTTCATATCCTCTATCAAAATTTGTTGGTTGATAATTAGCATCAAATCCAGTTGAAGTATATTGAGAAGCAACACGATTTGGGTCATATGCAGCTATAGAACCACCTGCACCCGGTTGTCCAAAGCCTATATCTCTTGCTATATCACCAGCTTGATTAAGTTCTTGTGGACCTCTACTTAAACCTAAAGCTGTTTGTCTAGCTAAAGCTGTTTGTGCAGCATCACTTTGTTCAGCTAATCTTTGACCATCATATGTTCTATATGGTTGTAAAGACTCAGCTTCACTTCTTTTTAATAATCTAGTGAAATACGGCTCTGCGTAATCAGGTAAATTAGTTTGTGTTACTGTTGATGTTGTTTCTTGTGGAGCTGAACTCCCTCCGCCACCTTTACTCATTGTTAAACCTCTTTTCAAATACTGTGTATGCTTTGTCCCAACCAGATTTTCCTAACCATTTCCAGAAACCAAATCTGGCTGTACATTCCATTCCTTCACAATTGTTATCTTTTGCCCATGATTCTGATTTTTCTAAAAATAACCATGCCCAATCATGTAAATCTTTTCCACCTAAATATTGTACTGCTAATCTTTTTGTATTTGGATAGTGTACAAATTCTGTAGTAGCTACACCTACAACTGTATTATCTTCTGTAAATATAACCCATAACTCTTGTCTTTGTTGAATACAAGCTGTTTTAAGTGATTCTAAATTCCATCTACCATTCGACCTTTTAACTGCTTTTTTAAGATAAGGAGTAACATCTTTCCATAAAGTATGTACATAATTACCCGGTACTAATGTAATTATATAGTTTTGTTCAGGTTTATAGTTTACTTTATTAATATCTTCTTGATAATTTTCTTTTATTTCTATTACTTTTTGATTCATCTTGGTAGAAGTCCTCCAGCATTTGATAGTTGTGGTGCTTGTTTAGTTGTTCCTGTTCTTTCTTTTCTAACTCTATCTAGCATTCCATCAAGTTCTTCTGCTCCGGAATCTGATGAACCATCTCCTAAGCCTGATACTACATCAGCAGGTACTATGTATTCTCCCGGTGATACAGCTACAGGTCTTTGATTTCCTATCATTCCCATAACCTCATCATCCATTCCACTACCTTCACCTTCTATCATTCCTTGAGTTTGTGCATTTCCTTGTGGATTTAAAATCATTTCTCTTACTTGCATAAATATTTCATTACCATATTTTTCAATAAACATATTTATTACTGCATCTTGATTAGGAGATTGACCCATAATAGCTTGTGCTACTTGTTGTATTTCTTCATTACTAGGAGTTAATCCACCCATTTGTAATTCAAATCCCATTTGTCTAACAGCTTCTTTACCTTTTTCTGTTTGAGCTAAAGCTTCAAGCCCTTCATTAGGTAATTGTTTTCCTTCAGACATACGCATAGGCATTCTTTGTCTATTTACATTTAATTCTTCTGGTCTATTTATAGATGCTAAACCTAAATCATTTCTTAAAGTTAATGGCATTGGAGGCACTATAGGCATAGACTCTTGCATTACTGGTGGCATCATTAAATCTTCTAAAGGTGGTCTTTGTAAAACTCCCCTTCCTTCATCATAAGCCTTTCTAAGGCTTTCACCAGTTAAATCTACTCCACCTAAAATACCTTCACCTTGTTTTGTTTTGTCAGGATTTTGTGCAATAAATTTTTTAAAATTATCAAATGTTCTGGCTCCTCCTATACCTGAGTTTTGAGTTGGTGGAGGTGTGGGTATAACAGGAGGCATCATTAATTCTTCTGGTCTAAAGAAATCTTCTGAACGCCTAATACCGGGACCAAAACCTCTATCTTCTAAAGGTATTTCGTCAAATCTTTTACCTAAAAAACCTCCGCCTTGTCTTACTATGTCTGGGTTTTGTTCAATCGCATCCCTAATCTTAAACATAAAACTACCTCCTCTTGAGTCTTGAGTTAGTGGTTCTGATAACGATACAGGTACAGGAACAGGTACAGAATTTGGTATTGTTGTATTTGATATATTATTCAATATACTTTCTTTTGGTAAAAAACTATTTTGTGTTACTCCCATAGGAAAATTAATAGGATTTATAAATCTATCATAATCAAAAGGTATATTATCAATATCAAATCTATCATAATCAAATCTATCAAAAGGTATATAACCAGCACCGCCTCCGGGTCCGCCACCATAGCCACCTCCACCGTAGCCACCTCCACCAATACCATCAAGATAATCACCTAAATATGTAGCAGGTGTATTAGACCTTGGAAAATAATTAAACTCAGGGTCTATACCAGCTCTATAATTACTTGCTGGAACAAATTGTCCTGTTGGCATTTCTGTACCTGTAAGTTCATTAACCTGCATTTTTTCATAAGCTTGTCTAACAGGTTCTTTAGATTCTCTAGGTTTGTATTTATAATCTTGTAATCCTGCCATAGCTGATTCAAAACTATTATCTGGTATTACATTTCTTGGTAGACGAGGAGGTAACTTACGAGGAGGTATTTTTGGAACTTCATCCATTATTGTAACACCACCAATCGGACCACCTTCAGCTAAAGACATTATTCCACCTGATGCTCCATAGTATCTTGAACTCATAGGTATATTTTCAGGGTTATCTGCATACATTTTTTCTCTAGCTTTTTTTCTATCTAATTCCATTTGTGCCATTTGTCTTTCAAAATTTTCTTGTGCTTCTATTACACCTTTTTGACCTTCACCCATAGCTATTGGTAAATAAGAACTAGGTTTTGCTAGTTGCGATGCAAATGTTGAAACTCCTTCGCCAAGTGTTTGTGTTGCAGCAGCTTCAGCAGCAGCTTGTGCAGGAGCTACAGCAGCTTCAGCAGCTAATGCTTGTTTAACACCTTCTCCTGTAACTAAATTAGCAGCAGCACCTGTTTCTCCTGCTGTTGTTAATGCTTCAGCAGCTCTACCTTCTGCTCCAAAACCAGCAGCACCAAGAGCTTTACCTAAACCAAATCCTGTTATACCTGACATAATGCCTTGTTTTAAATCTCCTGATTGTATAGCAGTAGCTATACCAGAACCTATTGCTCCTGCAACTGGTGCAGATAAACCAGTAAATAAAGCAGTACCTGCCATACTACCTAATAGTGGTGCTAAAAAAGGTAAGAATGCTTCTGGCTGACCTGTCTGTGGATTTTGTGTTAAAGGCATAATAGATGCTAACCCTTGCACTTCTGCTGGATTAACATGCATAAGCATAGTATCGCCATAACGACCTTGTGATGCCACATTATTAGTTTGTTGTTTTATATCCATCTATCTTTCCTCGGTTGTTTCGCAACCAAATATATTGAAACTCATATCTACTGCACTTGTATATACTTTAATAACATCTGTTTGATTTAATGTTATACCAATTACTATGGTTAATGAATCATTTGCTGCTACTGATTTATCGTAATACAAATATTGTTTATCATCAGCAGTTGCTCCAGCAACATGAACACTTAATCTAAATGTTATTGCAGAACCTGTTCTATTTGCAGCTACTATTGAACTTACTGTTGTTTGAGATTTATCTGGTACAGTATAAAGTACTGTAGTAGTAGTAGCTGCTGGGTCAACTTGTCCTAATACTTTTAAACTATCAGCCACCTGTAACTCCCATTAATAAAAATTGATGTCTTCTCATAGCTTTGCTACTAATAGGATTTTGCATTTTTTTTGATGCACCTATTTCTTGATGTATGTCTTGTATTCCTTGCTCAATAGTTCTTCTTAAAAGAAATTGGTCTTGTTGTTGATAATCTAAAGTTGGTAGTGGTAAAGGTATTGTTGTTTTTTCTGCCATTATCTTCTTCCATCTGGTTTAATATCTAGTCTTAAATCACCAAGTCTCCAACCATAATCATTTGATGAATTAGATACTCTAATAGCACATTGTCTGCTTCTAGCTCTTGTGTTTGTAAATGTTGAAGCTGGTGTAACTGATACAGTAGATAAAGTAGATAAATCTTCTAATGGATAATTTCTACCTTTAATTGTAATAGTTACATCATCTGATGTACTTTGTTGGTCTCTAAAAGTTAAGTCAGGTATTATTTTAGAAACAAACATATATCTTTCACCATCAGGGTCTAAATCAAAATCACTTGATTCTATAAATGCAGTAAAGTTTTCACCATCAGAACTATGACCTACTTCGTGATTATATAAATAATTTATATTAGTATTATCATCTTTACTTGCTGCTACAGGAAAAACTCTTGTTGGTGCATCATTCCATGCTGTTCTAGTAAAGTTATCTGTTGTTGTTCCTATAGACCATGTTTGTTCTAAATAATTATATATAACATATCTATTTATTTCTGTACTATCTTTAGATGGATAAAACCACATTACTTCATTATGTTCAGGATTACTTGTTCCAAATATTTTAAATAGTTGTTCTGTATTAATATCACTAAATATATAATCTAATACTGTACATGGCAATCTTTGAGCACTTCCTGAATAAGTATAAAAAGAACCTCTATCCATAAAGAATACTTGTCCATTTGCATTAATAGCAGCATTAGGAGATATCATTGACATTCCTGTTGCTACTTCATTAAAACTAAATATAAATGGCTGACCAACAAAACGCATAGATACTATACCTGCATCAGTCCATATAAGTATTTCTTGTCTTGTTCTTAAAGCTCCAATAATAGTAGAACCTAAAGATAATTGAACACCACCTGCTGAGTTTGTTGAAGAAGGTGTCCAGTCTATAATACTTTCAGCATCTGAAAATCTAACTAATAAAGGATTTAGTGTACTAGAACCTATAGCATTACAACCAAAAGCTATAACATGCCTATCAATATCTGACATCATTATTTGTAAAACTTTAGTTGGAACATTACTTGCATCAGTTAAGCTTGTAGCATTTACTGCTCTTGTAGTAACTCCTGAAGATTCATCCCAATAATAAATTCCACCTAGTCTAATAGCAGCTATTGTATCATCACCAAAATTATCTATAGACCAAAGTCTTAATTGATTAGTTGATGTTATACCTGCTGCTGCTCCCCAAGTGCTTGAACCCCAAGTTCCTACACCCCAACCTGTTGAACGAACATAAACATCAAGACCTGAATTTATTTGATACACAGCATCTGCTCCTGAACCACCATTACCTGTATCACTACCATTAGCTGTAGCTGATGCTTCAAATGTAAATGTATCTGTTGTTATTGATGTAATTTGATGCTCTGTATTTAATACACTATCAGTAATATTTCCACCTAAACTTACAGCTCCTGATATTGTTACAAAATCTCCTACAACAGCTCCATGTGCATCATCTGTAGCTGTTATAGTTGTACTTCCATTAGTAGCAGCAAAAACTATACCATTAGTTGTTGTTGCTCTAATAGGTGTTATATCATTAAAATCATCACCTTCTAAAACATAAAGTTTTTGATGTGTTCCTAATATTGCATAGTCTGTTTGTTCTGCACTTCTATAAACATAAATTTTTCTACAAGTTCCTATAAAACTTTGATTTGTATATTTAGACCAACCACCTATTTTTTCTGGTCTACCTTTTCTAAATCTAATTTTATCTGCATCAAACCAACCACCTTCATTACTGTAATCACTTCCTTCTTTATTTATTCCGGGTTGAAATTCAAATTTTCTTAATGTCATTATTAAACCTCATGCCATTCTTTGCCTTCAAATAGCAAAGCTTCTGCTTCTCGTCTTCTTATTAAGCCTTCTAAAACTTTGCCACCTGCTTTGTTCCAGCGTTTAATTTGACTGGGTATTAAATGATAATCTCCTGCATTTAAAAACTTTAACATAGTGGATGCTTTTAAATTAGCTGGTCCTAAATTAAATACCCAACTTACTAAAGAATCAAATTGATTTTGTTCTAATTTTACTTTAACTAAATCATTTACATAGCCTTCATATTCTTCCATTTCATGCAATAACAATTTATCAGCTTCTTCTTGGGTAATAGTATCACCCTCTTTTACACCTTTGGTTGAGCCATATCCTATTGTTAAAACATTAGCTGCACATTTGTAAGCTTCTAACTCACAACCTTCAAACTTTTTAATTAAAGACAATCCCTCTTGTGATATCTTCATATTACTCTCCTTTATCGTTGGTGTGAGATGCTCCAAAATAGAACGAAATAATCGCACTTGCTAATCCTCCAAGATAACCAAGCACTAAATTAATTAATGCTTCGCTGTTTTGTTCTGGTGGTTGTAATGTTACTAAAAATATATAACCAAGAAAACCGCCTATGGTTACTAAACCAATAATACGAGCAGTCCAATCTTTACTAAACATACCTCTAGCATGTTGTTTATCTGCTACTTCCAGCTTAAATACATCTACATCAAGTTCTTTCATTTGTACTTCAAACTCTTGTTCTGCTTTCTTTAGCTCCATCATTTGTTCTGGAGTGGCATTTTGTATTGCTTGTTGTACAGATTTTTGGTCATTAGAAACACCTAAAACTTCTGCTATTTTACCCATAGCCATATTACCAAGAGGTCCACCCATTGCTGAACCTATTGTAGGTGCTACTGCTCCTACTATATTTTTTAATATTGCTTTCATAAAACTCCTAAAATTAATTTATTGTATATATTTGTATAGGTTTTTCTTTGCCTTTTACATATATGCTTTCTAATTCTTTTAATATTATTTCAGAATTAAAGTTTTTTGCGTTAATTGTATTATATCCAATAACAATATCTTCACCAACTTCCTTAGTAGAGCTTTCTAATCTAGCAGCAAGATTAACAGCATCGCCTATAGCTGTATAATCAAACCTTGTTTTGCTTCCCATATTACCAATAACAGCATAACCAGTATTAACACCTACTCCTATTTCTACATCAATATTAGCTTGTTTAATTTTTTCTTGTATTTCTTTAGCACATAATACTGCGGCAGTTTCATGGTCTGGTAAATCTATAGGTGCATTAAATATTGCCATCATTGCATCGCCTATATATTTATCTACCATTCCTTGATATTTTTTTACTGCATCTGCTTGTATTGTTAAAGCTTTATTCATAATTTTAGTTACTTCTTCTGGTTCAAGCTTTTCAGACATAGCAGTAAAACCTCTTACATCTGTAAATAAAAATGTACAGTATCTTCTTTCACCACCTAATACTAATGAATCTGGATTATCTTGTAATTTTTTAACTTGTCTAGGGTCAAGATAATGTTCAAATTGTTTTTTAATCTGTTGTCTTAATTTATATTGTTCTCTAAATCTAAGATAAAAAGCTATTGAGCCAGTTATAAATTCAGATATTAAAGTCCATGTAACATCTATTAATATTCCTTTTTGTATAAAATAATATCCTGTACTTGCTGTTATAAACATAGTAATTAAACTTAATGTTATTCCCCATGTAATTCCAAAATAAAATAATATATACCAAACTAAAGAAACACCTAATACAAATATTAACAAGTTAATACTTATTGCCCAATCAGGTATGTAAGGACTATCTTGTATTAAAATTGATTCTGCAAGTGCTGCTTGTATTTTATGTGGTTCTAATAAACCAACTGGAGTTGCAATCTGTGGCATAACTCCGTTAGCTGTTACACCTACGAATACAAACTTACCGTTTACATTCATTTCTTGTAAATTAGTTTCTTCTGTTTTTACCCAGCTTATCCACTTACGACCAAGACTATCTGTTTTAACTGGTGGTATTCCTCTTATTGATATTTCTGATATACCATTATCATTAGTTTTTATAATGTAAGTTTTAACATTAAACAAAGCTTTATATATTTGTGTGCCAAAACTAGGAATCCAATTATCATCAGGTGTTTTAACTAAAAGAGGTATTCTTCTTACAAGTTGGTCAACTTCTGTGGGAGCAATAGCTAAACCAGATAGCGTTTTATTTGCTAAAAGAGGATGGTTTTGTTTTACTCCCGAACTAAGTATACCACCATTATTTTCTCCAAGTACAACAGTTCCAGATGTAGAAGGATAAACACCTTTACCATCTTCAAACATAGCAATTACAGATGGTGCATATTCTAGTGCTTCAGCAAATACTTCATCACCACCCATTCTATCTGCTTGTGGAAAACTAATAACCCAACCAATACCAATAGCTCCTTTGTTTAGTAAGTCAATTTGTATTTCTGCAAGTCTTTGTCTAGGTAATGGATAACCACCTTCACGCTCTACATCTTCTTCAGTAATATTGAGTATGACAAAGTTACCAGACTCTTGAGGTGTTTGTATAAAGGTATCAAATACTTTTAACTTAAGTATTTCTGTAGGTGTTGATTGATATACTAATGGCAATACAAGTATTATAAGTATTATGAATATTAACTTTTTCATTAATCACTCTGAGTTATAGTTATAACAGAATCACTACCACCATTTACTTTAATAACATTAGATATACCATCTTGTATAAAAATTACTGTATATGCATTATTTCCATCTAAATCTAACTGCACAGATTCGCTTACACTTCTTCTTAAACTAACAACTTGTCCTGTTATTATAGTTGTTATTTGTGTATCAGGGTCTTTACCTAATAATGTTCCTGATATTTGTGTACTTGTAGCTTGTGGTAGTTGGTCTTCTTCTTCAGCTATAGCCAATCCATCTAACACATTTAATAAATCTTCTAGGTAATTTACATCAAGATAATTTATATCTAACTCTGTAAACTCTAAACTATCTTCTTTTAAATAATCTTCTGCAAGATAGTCTACATCCAAGTCATTAAAATCAAGTACGCTATCTGTTTGTGTGCTTGTAGCTTCTTCTTCTATAACTACTTCTTCTTTAGGTGGCGTAACAATTAACATATTATCTATTACATCTAGCGTTAAATCTAAGATAACTGGTTTGCTTGGTGCTGATTCAAATACACTTACTGTAGTCGCTTCATAGGGCTTACTTAATAAAACTGTTCCCATAGCAGTAACTACTTCTATTTCGCCACTAGAAAGCCCTAGAGAGTCTGGTAGTAGTATTATAAGACTACGACCTAGTTCATCAACTGTAGCCGTAAAATCAGTCCCTCTAATCGCTATATTAGCTGTAGGTGTTTTAAGAGATATATTTTGTTTATCTATTTTATTAAGATTGCCTGTAATAAACCTTGCTGTACCAAGACCAAAAGTAAGAGCCATTTTTGCTTTAGATGGGTCAGGGTCATAAATATATTCATCAATAAGTAATTGTGAATGTTCAGTAAGCTTTACAATAGAATCATCAAGAAATGTAATAGCCATTCTTCCATTAGTAGTAATAGCTTCATCATTACTTTGTATAGCAAATTTTAATTCGGCATCTAATGGTTTATCTCGTACTATTTGTGCTGAACCATTTAGTTCAGATATATCTCCAATATCAGCAGCTTGTGCTTGTACCTTGGTCGTTTTGAATGACACAGACAGTAGAAGCAGCATTACCGCCAATTGATATAATTTTAAGCCAGTCATTATCTTGGGTGCTCAGTTGTTGTATGTTAAAAGTTCTTTGACCGCCTGTATGGTCTAGCCAAAAATATCCACCTGCTGAAGCATTAACACCAGTACCTGTATAAGTTACTGTATTATCAGAACCATCTATATCCATATAGTTTGTTGCTCCATCAATATTTATATTTGATGTTACTGTGTTGCTAGAACCTTGAATAATCCAATCTAAATTTAAATTTGCTGCTATTGCTGTAGTACCTTGATTTAAGGTAAATGTATTACTACTACCTGTTACTGCTATATTTTGGTCAGAACCGGCAGAACTATATGTATTAGTTGGGTCTACTTGTATTGTAAAAGTATTTGTATCTCCAGTAAAATTATATAACCCTGTAAAAGTAGTAGCGTTTATATCACCTAAAAATTTATTGGTATTACCAATCATATTAATATCAAGTGTCATAGTAGCACCATCTAAATCAAAAGCAGTTAAACTTCCTGCTGATGAATTAAGTCCACCAATAATATTAGATATACCTAGTTGTTCTAGGTCTATATTAGCTCCAGTACCAGACTGGTCTACATAAATTTCGTTATCAGCCGCGTATATTGTCGATGCACTCAGCATCACAATCAGGCTTATTAATTTCAATTTCTTCATATTTCCAAAAACTCCTGTCATAACCGACATTAATTATTTCTAATACAGCACTTTCAATAGCTTTTATTAATGCTATTGTTGTTGATTCATTTCTGGAATTACCCATTTCTATCTCAACAAGTTCTGTTCCTGCTTCTATAAAACGAAATACATCTTCTGATTTGCCATAACTAAATATAGTTTTTTCAGTCATTACTTCTATTAGTATCTCACCTGTGGCTACTGATACCATTCTTAAAGTTATTGTTACGCTATCTTCTCTATACTGAGCACTAGAACCAATACCTAAATATCTTGCTCCAACACCACCTGTAGTTAGATTAGTTTCATAAGCTATAACAGCACCTTCAATCAAAACTCCTGCAAATAATAAAGGTCTTAATGCTTTCTTTTTTTCTTCATCTGATAAAGTTTGTTCTCTAGCAGACCTTATTAATTGTCTTTCTTTAGTAAGATTATCTAAACCTACTCTTTCAACTACTGTAAAAAACTCTCCATTACCTGCGTGTTTTAAAGCTCGTATAAGTAGTGCATTTGGTTGTTGTGTTATTGCAGTACTAAATAGTGCAAATTCACTATTGCTTTTTCTTTGACCTGTTTGGTCAGTAAAAGCTGTAGGATATACAGCTACTACAGGTTTTATTATTGGTTTTTTTACATTAGCTAATTCTTTAGATTGTAATTCAGATATATTTACAACATTATTTGCTTGAAATCTTTGTTCGTATGTATCTTCAAATTGATTAAATATAGAACAGCTAGAAAGTAAAAGTGCCAATAGGTATCGTAATTTCAGTAACTGTTCCATCTGCTTCCGTTATTTTAAGTGTTAAAGTTACACCATCGCTTGTATATTCTATAGTATTACCTTCTAAGGTTATTGTTCCTGAGCTTTGTGGTGTTTCGCCAAATAAGTTATTTACTAACTGTCTTGATAGTTCTGCATAAACTCTTGATTCTAAGTTACGCATAAATCTTGCAAGTGTAGAGTTTTCTTTTTCTCTTTCTATTTCTTCTTGTAAGGCTTTGATTTCTTCTTTAATTGTAAGCTTACGACTAAACTCTTGATTTTCTATAGTTAGGTAGTGCGAAGATGTACCTACGCCATTAAAGCTAGGCGATTTAAATTTAAAAGTTATAGTATCTGCTTTAATATTTTGTACAAATATTCCTACAAACATAACTATTCCTATAACAGCAAGTATTTTAATTATTGTATTTTTTTCTTTTTCAGAAGATTTAATCTTTTCTTTGGTCATCTCTATCCGCCTTTGCTAATCTATCGGTGTGCATTAGTTGTGGTACACCTAATATAGTTTTTAAAAGTGTGTCTTGTCTAATTATTTCATTATCTACAGAACGAACTCTATCTATAAGAGCAACCAAGATACCGTGTTGTGAGTCTAATTTTTGACCTAATCTTTGTTCTATTTCAGATATTTGTGCTGATACTTTCTCATCAAGTACATCTACCTTTGTTTCCATGCCGTCAATAATTTTATTAATAAGCTTCCAGATAAATAAACCAAGACCTATTGCTGCTGCTATAGGAAATCCTACTTCATTAATTAATTGAACTACTGAGTCCATTTGATTTAATAGTCACCCCAAACTTTGCTTTTAGTACCTCCGTGGTACTCAACTGCATGACCCTCGTCTATAAGCATTTGACAAATATCTTTACCATCTTCTGTGTAAGGTATTCCAAGTATGCGACCATATTTACCTTTACCTAAAGATTTAACTTTTAAATTGCCTACGCAAAGTTCTTTTAATCTTTCTTTAGCAGCAAGACCTAGTTTTTTTTCAGCTAAGTCTCTAGTACGACTTTCAGGAGTATCAATACCAGCAAGTCTTACACGCTGTTTATGTAGCTTTACATCAAAGCCTAAATCAAGACAACAATCAAATGTATCTCCATCTACTATTCTTTCTAATGTGGCGTTATATACAAACGCATCAGGTGCTGTAGCCATTATCTTTTTTTTCCTTTATGTAATCCATGTCTTGCATGTTGTTTACCTTTTCTAGTAGCTGCTCTTTTTTTCTTATTAGCTGCTGCAAGTTTTTTTCTACCTTTAGGTGTTGATTTTAATTTTTTTATAGTGGCAGCAGGTGCGTATACTTCTCCTGTTTTAGAAGATTTTTTACCACTTGGAGTTGTCCACTTTTGTTTAGTCCATCGTTTAAGACTTTTTTGACTTTTTTTTAGAGCCATGTTTCTTCCTTATTGATTCTTTACCTTTTTTAAATATACTAGCTACTTGAGTCTTACCCATTACTTTAGCTCTTTGTTCTCCTACAGTTAATATTTGTATCTTTCTTGCAAAAGGTTTATTAACTTTTTTTACTTTTGCTACAGTAGCTCTTGCATCTGTTGGAGTTTTAAATTTAATACTAACAGTATCTTTAGGATTTTCGTCTGTATATAATCTACGACCACTGCCTTTAGGTTTTTTACCTGTACCTACTTTAGGGTCTTTTTTTTTAGTTTTATTATTCTTCATATAAATTATTAAATGTTATATCAGGGTCCATGTAACTTTCATGTTCTTCTGCTGAATGTAAATATTGAGAAGGTTTAAAATCTGGTGGACCTTCACCTGTTACCCATAAAGCAGGATTTGTAACTCTAACTCTATTATTAGGTAAAGCTATTACATTACCTTTCCATTTACAATCTTCTGTAATATACATAACATGAGATTGTTTATGTTGTGCCGGACAATCTGCTATAGAGTTATCTGTATAATCTACTGTAAATAAATATTTTGATTTATAAAAAGCACCATCTATTTTTGCTATCCAAGGACTAGAACTTGCTCTATCTAATATCATTGTGGAATGATGTCTTGATTCACAATCCCAAGGTTGAGCTAAATGATTTTCCATTGGCTCTGGAAAATTATTCATTGTAATATCTGATACTAATGCTTGTATTGGCATTCTTGCCCACATAGCTCCACCATGTACATTAGGTATTTCTTCTTCATATAAGTCAGCTTCACATCCTGTAAATACTACTTGAAATGATAAAGACCTATCAGGAATTGTATTAACTGCTATGGCTATAGCATGAAGAAATTCTCCATGATATTGTTCGTGATTAGCAGTAAATTCTTTACGAACCCAGCATTTAAAATGAGGTATATTATCTATAAGATAAGACACTATTTATATCCACCACCAGCTTTTTTATAAGCTTTAGCTAACATTTGTGCTTTACGAGCAGACCATTGTCCGGGTCTGCCACCTTTCCCACCAGCTTTTATTCTATTAAATATACGCTTACGCATAGTAGGTTTTGTATAATTACCTGCTTTATTTACTGTGCTTTTCTTTTTAGATGTACTTCCACCTTTTTTAAGTTTTAAAGATTTTAAAGTTTTTGCTTGTGAAGCATGTAATTTACTTGCTTTTTTTAAACCTTTAATTACTTTATTTACTAATGCTTTATTTTTTTTAATCATTATACAAACCTTGCTAAAAATACTACTGCAACAATAAAAGGATAAACTGCCCAAAGCATATTATCTAATTTATCAAAACGCTTAGAACCATCTTCTAACCTTTTATCAATACTTTTATATATAGCTTTACATTCTCTTTCGTGAGATTCAATAGCATTTAAAGCATCTTTAACTGTTGCCATTAGTCTATATTATTTGTAGTAACTTTAACTTTCTTAACTCTTTTAGTTGTATAAGCTTCATTTACTTTTGGTGTTGATTTGTCATCAGCAACATAATGTCCTTTTTTGTTTCTAGCTCTTACTTTAACTTCTTCTGTACCAGTAAGATTATTCCAAAATCTTTTTAAAAAACTCATTTTACTTATCCTTAGCTTTTAAAACATTTAAAGCACACCAGTCAATAACTTTATAAATTGGTTTAAACCAATGATTATCTTTAGGAGTGGGTGTAATTGCTGCTATAACAGAAGCTATAGAAATAATAGCTGTAATCCACATTAATATATTAAGTATTGTCATTTTTATTCTCCTTAATTTTCTAGGGTTTTCATTTCTGTTTCTAAAACTTCATCTGCTTGTTCTTTTGTAGAATCAATAAATGCTTTTTCAAAAACGCTTTTACTAGCTTGAACTTGGTCTAGTTGAAATTTTATTCGTGATTCTTGATTACTTAAATCAAGTAGTTGTGAATGTAAGTATTGTTGTTGTGATGTTAAATCAGAAACTTTCATTTCTTTGTCATTTAACATTACTAAATGTTCTTGTTTTTCTTTACTCATTTTCTCTCCTTTTTTTATATCTAAGAACTTAATGTTTTTAATACAGATGTTGGTGAAACTTTATCAGCTATTTCTTTATCTAATGTTGTTTTTAATTCAGTTACTCTAGTACTACCCATAGCTGTTTCTACCCAACTTTGTACATCATTACTTGTAAGACTAGACCAATTTGTAAAATTAGATAAATCAGATGTATCTAATGGTGTAGAGCCATAGCAACTAGCTTTTTGTGGATTACCATTTGAATCATTATTACTATCATCAGTAGCCGTAAGTGTCCAATGCACCTCAAAAACTACATTTGACTTACCACTTTTTGATGGATATGTTTCACAATTTTTACAATCCCATTCGTAAGATATTGCCATATTTATTCTCCTTTTAAGGTTTGTATTTCAGTTTTTAATTCATCTACTGTTTCAGAAAGTTCTTGTACTGCTTTAATTAAATAAGGTGTGAGTTTTCCGTAATCAACACCCCAATTCATTTTGTGTTCATCACTACCTTCAATAACAACATTTGGTATTACTTTATGTAATTCTTGTGCAATCATACCAACTTCGTGATGATTATTTTGTTTCCAGTCAAACTCTCTTACTTTTACATCTTTTATTACATTTAATTGAGAAGAGGCATCAACAATATTTTTCTTTAGTCTTTCATCAGAAGTTGTGTTAAAAGCTACAGAAGTTCCACTTGCTGCTGATATAGAACCAATATTATGGTTACCATCACTAAATTGTGCAAACTTACCATTTGTTGCATCTTGGTCTACTGTAAATGTTAATTGTAAAATTACATTTCCTGTACTAACAGAAACATCTGGGTCATAAAAAGCTGCTACACCACCACTTAAACTATTACCTGCTGCTTGTAAAACAGTTTCACCTCCAACTGGACTTGTAAAACTTGAACCTATTAATAGTTGCCCACCCGCAGTAATTCTGGCTCTTTCTGTAAATCCTGTTCCTGTAGTAAAAAGTTGTGTACCTGCTTCTAAAGTAATTCGTGCTAAAGAATCTGTTGCACTATAATGATTTCTTATAAATAAAGTTGTGTTACCACTATTATCGTGATGCACAATACTGTTTTGTAATCTTACTTGACAATCATCTCCGTCTAAATGGACTACATGACCACTACCAGTTCTTCCTAAATGTGCGGGTGTAATTCCAACTCCAACATCTTGATTGAATATTGCTGTACCTGCCTCCGACATATCAAGGGTAAGAGCAGTAATTGTAGAACCACCATCATTTCCTTTAAATAACATATCTTTATCTGAAACCATAGAACGAACTGTAAAATCAGTGCTTTCATTTCTTAACATACCAATATCAGCACCATCATCTCTAATACGAATTATTCCACTATCTGCGTCTAAATGAATTTCATCTTGTGCATCTAATGTTAAAGTTCCACTTGATAAATCTATTTCTGTTCCGTCAATAGTTATATTGTCTATAGATACACCTGCATCTGCTGTTACAGCACCTGTAACACCTAAAGTTCCAGATATATCTGCATTACCATTTATATCAATAGTAGTAGCATTAAGTTCCAATTCAGTATCAGATACTAAATCTAATACTCCGTCTGCTGATTGATGTATGTAAGTTCCAGAATCACCAAACTGTAATTGTCTAGTGCTGTTTAATAAAATACCTGTATCTGCAACATGAGTAAGAGTAGTGTCTTGGTCATCACCTAAATTAATAACGGCTGCATCTGCTAAAAATAAATCACTAAATTCTAAAGAACTTGTACCTAATGCAGCACCATCAGAAGCATCTGGTACAAAAGCTGTAGTTGCAGTAATTGTTGTACCTTCTATTGTAGATGTTGAAGTTAATGCAGCACTTGCAGCTATAGTTGAACCAAAAGTAACACCACCACCATCAGCTATGGTTATGGCATCATCTCCATCAGTATATTCTATTAGGGGGGTTTGAATTGAAGAACTGGTTTCAATAATGCCACTTGTTTGTAAATTTAAAGTAGCAAAAGCATCTACCATAGCTCCGCCAGAACCAGCACCATCAGAATAAATTGCTTTAGTTTTACCTGAAGGTATAGTAACTGTAGCTCCACTACCTTGTTTAATTATAATAGATTGAGAACCACTTGTTCCATTTTCTATAATCCATAGTTTAGATACTGTATTTGGTCCTATAGTAATAGTACAAGTAGAATCTAATGTACCTGTATATTTTAAGAACATAGACCTACCGGGGTCTGTTGCTCCATCTGCTATTGTGGTTGTGTGAGTATCAGCATTAGTTGTAATAGCTTCTGTGCCATAACTAAAAGCCTCTGCTATTAATTCAAGATTAGTATTTGTAGTTGTACCCCATGTTCCACTAGCATCACCAGTAGCCATTTCGTTTAATCTTAAATCATTTACATATGTACTTGCCATATTTTATTCCTCGTAAAAATTATAATATATTTTCTATGCAACTTCACTCCAATCTGGAGTTTGTGAAGTAGAAACTTCTGTGTAATTTGGTGTTTGAGAAGTGTCAACTAAACCCCAAACATTTACTCCTGTAATTCCTCCTGTAGCATTTACACCTGTTACTTCAATGAGTGCTTTAGCTATAACAGTTTCATTACCTAAAGCTGTTGTTCCTGATAAACCTGTTATTGAAAGTATATTATTAGTAACTAAACTTATACTTCCTAATCCGCTTGTTCCAGATACTCCAGTTGGAGATACTGTTGCACCTGCTGATACAGATTCATCACCAAGAGTACCTACTGATGCTGAACCAGAAACTCCTGTAACTGCTGCACCTGCTGTTATAGCATTACCTAGTGCGGATGTTCCTGCGTTACCTGAAGCGGAAATGTTAGCTTCAGCAGCAACAATTTCACTACCTAACGCAGATGTTCCTGCATTGCCTGTAGCTGATATATTAGCCGTACCAGTAACAGTTTCGCTGCCTAATGCAGATGTAGCACTAACTCCAGTTACACTAACTAAAGCTTTAGCTATTACTGTTTCGCTACCAAGTGCAGAAGTACCTGCAACTCCTGTTACACTTACTGTAGTTACTGCGGGTTGACCCCAAGGACCAATTCCCCAACCAGAACGACCCCAACCTGCCATTTATTAAGCTATTCTTATAATAGCGTTTGAAGCATCTGCTGTTGGAAATTGAATAGTAAAATCTCCTGCTGTAGAAGTTTTATCTCCACCAAAAGCAAGAATACAAACAGCAGGGTCTCCTGATGCACTATCATTAAATATCATTGCTCCATTAGCAGTTATAGTAGCTGTACTAAATGTTAAATCAGCAAAATCTGTTAATGCTGTTGTACCTGATGTTGAAGGGTCAACTCTTGTTAGAGTTCCACCTTTAGCTGTATAGTTAGTACCGCTAACTTCATTAGAAGTTGTATATGCAGTTGTCCCTGCACCTAAAGATGCTGAACTTGTATATAGTGCTAATTGAAAAGTACTACCACCACTATTTTTAAAATTATGTACTCCTTCTAATAATTCTTGTTTAAATGAAGTACACATTGCTTGTGAAATTGCCATTAAAGTCTCCTTATAATATCAGCCATATCTTTATGACCTTGTTTTTGTAATAATCCTGCTACAGTAGCTCTATCACTAGCTATAGCTTGTTTTAAATATAATAAAACAACTTGTGTCATACTATCTTTAAATGCTTGTGCTTGTGCTTTTACTTCAGGCTCTGCATTGTCGCTAATACTAATAAGTCTTTCTATTATTCTTTGAGTCCAATATTCTGGACTTAAACCTTTATTGTTAGTGGTTTTAACTGATATATCACCAACATTACTTGTTACATCTAAACTAAACATTATGACCTAGCTACTCTATATACTTCATCTCTATATTGGTCTCTAGTATTTTCTCCTTCTCCTAAAGTCTTTAATCTAGCTAAAGCTTGTTGATATCTATTATCATATACACCCATTAAATCAGGCTCCCCTTTCATATATACATATGCTTCTAATAAACATCCATATAATAAAGCATTTGTAGCATTTGTAGATAACCATGTAGTTCCTGAATCAGCACCAGCAGTTATAGATGCTGGTCTATAAAAGTAATGTAATTCTACTGTAAAAGATGCATTAGGTGTTGGTCCAACAATAAAAGTTGTATCATCAAATATTGCATAATGTTTTGGCACTCCTGTAGTATCTGGATTTGGATATGCTTCTCTAATAAAGTTTACATCTTTAAACATTAAAAATTCTTGATTACTTGAATTTGTTATAGACAAAGAAAAATTATCTAAAAAATCTGTTGGTGTTGATAAGTATTTATTACCTGATGCTAAATTACCTTCTACATTTTTTCTAAAATTAGGAAGTTTAATTGTTTTTAAAATTCTTTCTTCTGCTTGTTTTATTATAAAAGGTAAATCAGAAACAAAAGTTGATTCAGTATTTTCTAAATAATTCTGTATTAAACTTTTTAATTCACTATATGTCATATTAAGTTATAGAAACTTTTACAGTTCCAATTTCTCCTGTTATATCTAATCCTATTGTTGTTGAGCCTAATTGTGGATTACCACCACCAACAGGATTAAATGAACCTAGTATTCTTGAATTTGCTTCTCCTGTATCTACTCTTGGTTCATATAAAGATTGCACATCTAAAGTAGTAACAACATTAATGTCATACTGTGGATGGTCTGGGTCAAAACATTCTTCACAAACTTTTAAACCTGTATTAGTTTTATTTTGTATTTCATATCTAAGTTCTTTTAACTTATATGTAAAGCCACATCTATCGCATATACCTAATGCTTTTTTTCCAATTGCATACATTATGAATAAGAATTAAAAGGAACAAATCTTACAGATGCTCTTTCTCTATCAGCATCACTTACTTCATTCCATAGTTCTAAATATCTTTGTCTAATCATAGGTACTTTTGTTAAAGATTCTTCATGTTTACAAGCTATATTATAAGCTAATCCATATGTTAAACATGGTAAATACCTAGTTGGAACAGCAGCATTATTACTTGCTAATGTACCAGCATCTTCTATTTTTTTTATATATTCATATACTAAAGTATATGTTTCAGCAGAATCAGGTGTTGACCATAGTTTAATACTAGGATTTGCAACTCCTTTATCTAAATAAAATATTGTTGGTTTTGCTTCTGTTAATTTATTTGTTATATGAGAATACTCACTTACTGATATTCTTCTTAATGTTTGGTCTACTTGATTAGATGTATCTCCTGAATCAGTACGAATAAAAGCTTCTATTACTTCCATTACATCACTGCCAAGACTATATGTATTTGTTCCTGCTGTTAAAACTTGTGTACCTGTTTCAACAGTAAATAAATTTAAACCTTTGTTTTGCCATTCAAGAAATAATAAATCTAAACCTCTTTTAGCAGTTTTATAATCATATCCTGAACGCATTTCTAATCCACATAATTCATATGCTTCTTCAAGAATGTCTGATAAATCTAAATTAAAAGATGTTGTTCCACTTGTTGCCATTATTTTTTCCTAATTTTTTTTGTTCCACATGGAACTTTTTTCTTTTTTTTACCAGCAGACTTTATTTGTTTTTTCATGCTGGTTCGTGAAATAACCATTATCTACACTTCCATCTTCTACGAGCCTGTCTAATTCTTGAATTAGGGTCGTTTCTAGTTTTAGCTGAACTTCTTTTTAGTTGTCCTAAAGACCTAGCACAATAAGACTTTCTTCTTTTAGCAGCTTTACTACCTTTTTTAACTTTACCTGTTACAGCAGTTTTTAATTTACTTCCGGGATTTTTTTTTCTATAGGCTCTTACACCTTTAGCTGTCATACCAGCACCACTTTTTGTTGGGCGATAATTAGCACCCTTACCTTTAGTAGTTCTTCTTATAGGATTTTCTTTTTTTCTTGGCATAATCTTTATAAAATTGTTTTTCCCATATCTTATGTTTTTTCAAAGGTACTTTAAAGTATGGTATTAGTCTTGCACTCTTAACTATACACCAATTAATTAAACTCCAAAACATAGGTAATGGTCTCATATAATCTAAAAATAATACAACTCTATCATTGTCTGTCATATTGACTGCAAAATGTTCATATGTATCATCAAATACTACACATTTTCCTTCTTCCCATCTGTATTCTTTTTTATCACAAACTAAAACACAACCTTCTCCATCTTTAGGTATTATTAAACCTAAGTGTATTCTTATAACACCACACCAAGGACCTTCATGTGGCATGAGCATTTTATTTGGACCAAGAACTGAAAAGTATGCAGATACTATATTTCTATCTTTCTCTAGTATCTTCATTGTTTTAGGAAATTGTTTACAGTTTTTTTTAAATTCAACTGTAGCTGCTTTTAAGAAAAACATTTTCCATTTATCATCATTAGAAATATATATTTGGTCTGGACTTATCTCATGAAATAGAGCAAATTCATTTACTCTTTTCATCATTACATCTAATTCTTTTCTAATAATAGGAAAAGCTTCTTCTAAATCTTTAGTAATTGGAAATTGTTCTTTTTTGAAATAAGAACTATTACCTACTAATGAATTTTTTCTAAAAATGGGTCGCATATATTTTTCAATAAACCACCCATTTACTTCAACCATAAGTAATAACTATACTTTTCCGCCAGTTTTCTTTTTAACAACTTCGTTAAAAGTAGGAACAGTTTTACCTTTCATCATTCCTTTCATTTTTGATGAATACTTAGATGTTTTACCACCATTTTTCATCTTTGAGCTATATTTACTTTTTTTCATTTTTTACCTTTTTAGTTTTTTTAGCAGGTGCTTTTTTAGCAGGTGCTTTTTTAGCAGGTGCTTTTTTTGTTTTAGTTGTAGTTTTCTTTTGAGGTTGTAACTCTAAAAGCATTTTATCTGCTTCTGCTTCTTTCATAGGTCCAGCTATAAGTTCTTCACCTATTTTACCTTTCCATATTAAAAATGCAGGAGTTTCATTTCCATCATTAAAATAACCGTTTTCTTCTTTTATATACATAATATTAATAATGTTTAATTAATTCTAAGATAATACTATAAGTATCACCGTCAGAATGTCCAACAGTAGTAAATAGAACATCTCCATTTACACCACTACCGGCATTGTTAGGTATTCCTGAAAAACTAGAAAAATCCATTAAATCAGTAGTACCAGCTAATTCTAAAATGAAAGCATTTGTACTTGCGTTAAAATGCATTTGTACTTGCATTCCATCTATAGCATACCATATTTTATTAATAGTAACTTTAGAACAAGCTATTCCTGTAGCACTTGGTTTCAAACCTGAAACATCAACTTTAGTTACTGCGGATTCACCTGAACCATCACTAATATTTGTAAACTTAAGGACAGCAGTTCTACTGCCATCCTGTATTGTTTGTGAAGTAACTGCATCAGCCATAATTTACTCCTTATTAAGATTGGTCAGTAAATGCTGGAACATCTGCACCTTCTTGATTACCCCAGATGTACCAATTAGTACTATCTTTAGCTAATATATTAATTTCAAACAAACCAAAGTCTGTAAGAGTTAATATAGAGTTTGAGTTACCATCTGAATATACAGAAAGATTGTCTGCATTAGAATCTAAATGAACAATGCCGCCAATATAAAAATTAGCATCTGCACCTGTATCAATAATAAGATTTTCTGTTTCTTCAGCAGCACCGCCATAAATTAATTTAAAATATACACCTGCTGATGGAGAAGGTAATGTTAATGTGCAGTTAGCTGAAAGTGCTGGTACTACAGAAACTCTACCACCATGAGCAGTTGCTGTTAAAGAAATAGCTGTTGTATCAGCTAAAGCTACAGGAGTAACTTGCATACCATCACCATTTAAAGTGAATTCAGTAGTTACAGCACCTGTAGTTGAATTTTTAGATACGACTTGAAAGCCGTTTTCGGACCTAACTGGTCCATTAAATGTTGTGTTAGCCATTATTTTCTCCTAAAAGAATAATCTATCATCTTGGCAAAGTCTGCTAGGGCAGTTGATAGACAGTTAAAAAAATCCCTAGAATAAAAAGGGAGACCGAAGCCTCCCTAAGAAAGTCAAGACCTAGCTTGAACCCGGTGAACCATAGATACCTAGTGGGTCAGATACGCCGAAGCTATATCTTTCTCTACTTTTATATCTAACATTACCAGTGTCAAAGTCTCCGTCCATTGAAGTTTCCAAAGCTGTTCTTTGGAAATGTTTCATACCATTAGGTACATCAGTAATGATAAAGAACGCATTTGTATCTGTAAGATAATGGTTAACCATATATCCTTCAGGTATAGCACCATTATTGGTGATAGCGTTAATATCATTGTCTGCTGTTCCCGGTCTCATTTGAGACTCTAAAAGACGAGTTGCTGTAAACTGCAATGCAGGTGGTACAATCAATCTTTTTGGTTTAGCTGCAATGAGCAGACCTCTTTGGTCTTTAAAAGCTGCAATGTTAATGATAGCATCTTCTAAAGATGTTTCATTAAGGTCAGCACCCGTTACCGGTCTGTTGCTGTTAGTCCCACCATTTACTAATGGGTGACCTCCACCTCCAGTAACTCCATCACTTGCTGCTGTAAATAAATTTACACCATCACCTGATTGGAAGCTGTTGCTGAATCCATTGTTTAATGGAGCCGCAGATTTCACTTGTTTTGTATAAGCCATAGCTCTTGCCAAAGCTTTTGTATAACGAGCAGAAAGAGAATCATAAAGATTATCTTCAATTGCTTCTTCTGTTATAGAAAAACCTAGTGCAATAGTTTCGTGATTATACCTAGCAGTAAAGCTTTCTTGTGCAGAATCATAACTGATTGCTGAACCTTCGTTCTTTACACTAGCTTGACCAAATCCACTTAACTGTACTTCTTCTTCAAAAGACCTATCAGAAGATTCAGTTTCGTAAATCATAGTATGCTCATCATCGTACTTTTCGTATTCCAACCCAAACAGAGCATTAAGTCCGGGCAGAAGTTCTTTCATCATTTGTGGTCTAGCGATAGCCATAATAATATCCTCCTATGGATTAAATGCCTGTTGTGTTAAGTAATTGATGTCCAACATTGAACATAACAATTACATCTGTATATGCATCACCTACTTCACTATCAGGTCCTTCAACGAACTCGATAATTTTTACAGGTAATGTAGCCGTGGTTGCAATTGTAGAAGCATCTACAGAGTTTTTACTTCTGCCAACACTTGTACTTCCAGCAGTTTGTACAACTGCTGCATTATTTCCTAATGCTGTTTGAGCTAAAGATGCATCACCTTGCATTTTCATCTCAACAAAAGGGTCGTTTAAAACATAAGCACTAATATCACTAGCAACAGTTGATGCTGGATAATATTGTGAAAATGTTAATTGGTTTGTATTAGGGTCTGTATAAGAACATCCCATAAATACTCCTATAGGAGTTAATGCTGTTGTACCAGTATCAAGTGTTACTACACCTGCACTGGTCATCTTAACAAAATCTCCATAGAATATAGCAGTGCCGTCATTAGACGCAATCTTATAGTGTCTGACTTTTCCTGTATAGGAGCCACTTGCACTTAAAGTTCCGACTGGTTCAGCACCCATTGGTGTTGCCGTTGCTGACATATCTATTTCCTTTTAAATAAAGTTATATTAAGCAACCCCAGTAAAAATTCTTACTTAGAGCCGCCGCCAAAAGTAGACCTTGTTTTGCGTTCTGGTTTTAACAGAGGCATACGAGGGTCATTCTCTTTTAAATAATTGTTGTCCACACCTTCCATTTGAGTTTGTGCTATATTTCTATAGTACTCATCTCTTTGCTCCATAAGTTCTTTTGGAGCTTTGCATAACAATAATCCACCAACTTCCATGTTACCTTTATCAGCCCATTCTGAGCCGTGGTCACTTACTAAATTTAATTCAGGATGGTCTTCTGCTTTCACAGGTTCCCAACCTTCTCTAAATTTAGAAGAAACATTAACATTATTTGGTTGACCTAAAATACTTGTTGCCACCCATCTAAATACCCATCCGTCTTGTGGTGCTGGATTAGGTAACTTTGATTGTGGTTCCCATGTATCAGTTGTTCTTGCAGTTTGTGTTCTGGAATCTGCTTCTCTTGCTGCTCTTGTAACTTCTTCAGTTACTTTTTCATTTACTTCTATATTTTTATCTTCAGCCATTATTCATCTCCTTAGCGACTTGTTTGGCATATTGCTCTGGTGTTATCCCAAGTCTTCTTGCGAGGGAGACTTGAGTTGATGTTAACTGCACTTTGCGGGGTATTGCACCATTATTTCTAGTTGCTGGTGCCACCACCGATGAAGGTTTCTTAGAACTCGCAGTTGTAGCAACAACTTCGTCATTGCTTTCATCTTGTGTTTCAGTTCCAAAAAACTCAGGAAATTTACTTCGCATACGCTTGTCAACTTCCTGATAATACTGCTCACTTGTAGGGACTATACCTTCATCTTTAATAAGAGTCTCATGTAATCCATACGCATAACCAGTCATGTCTCTATGTTTTTCATTTCCAAACCATGTATTTTTTTGCAACCATTCAACTGCTTTAGGGTCAATTGGTGCTTGTGGTACAGGTTGTTCTTGTTGTACAGGTTGTTGTGTCTGTACATTTTGTTCTGTTATTTTATTTTGCTGTTGATAGTAATTTAATTTATCGTTTGTTGTTTTTAAATCAACTTGAGAATTTAATATCTTCTCATTAGCTGCCAACATTTTTTCACTATCACCACTTTCATAAGCTTCTTTAAATTCTTGTTTAGCTTTATCAATTTCAGCAGTTGCTTTAGCAGATATCTGACCTAATAAAGCTTCTTCTCCTTTATTGATTAAAGCTGACAATCTTTTATTTTCAGCTAAAACTTGTTGAGCATAACCTACTGATTCGTCTCTTACTTTAGAAGCAGCTTCTTTTGCTCGTCTTTCTTCGTGGTATTCATACTTAAGTCTATTAATTCTTTTTTTAACTTGTTCATCAATACCATCTATTTCAGATTCTAAATCATCATCATCTTTTTTAGATTCTTTTCTTTTAGGTTTTCTATCAGCTATAGGTCTATCATCAATAACTTCTACTTCAACTTCATCTTTTGATTCTGTTGTTGTTTCTTTTTTATCAGAAGACTTACCAATAGTAGTCTTTACTCCAAAAAATTTATCTTCTGCCGAAGTTTCAGGTTGAGTAATTTCTTCTGTAACTTCTTGTTCTACGGCATTATTTTCTTCTTTCATCATACTACCTTAACTATGCCTCTTGGGTCTTCAACTACAGCTTCTACACTGTCGTCATTAATTAAACGAAATTCTTTTCCATGTACTAAAAATCTTGTACCTGAATAAGAACGCATAATTATCCAATCACCTTCTTTGCAGAAAGGTCCACTTGGAAATCTTTTTTTATCGTTGTAACAATCTTCACCCATTTTTATAACAAAGCCACAAATAGAACCAACTTCTTCAACTTGCATTGTTTGAGCTGCTTTTATTATTCCGCCTTTTGTTTTTTCTTCTGCTTCAGGTAAAGCTATTAATAGTTTGTAACCTTTTGGTATAGGTAGTTGTTTTGCTTTACGAGCTTTTACATCACTCGTATCTTTTTTTGCAGGTTCTACTTTTTTTGTAGATTCCATTTATATCTCCTTTGCACTAGATATAGGTCTAGGTCCTTGCGGCTTTATTGCCGATTTGCTATCTCAAGTAAATCAAGTATATCTCTTTCTACTAAAGCTAGTCCAGATATTATTCCTGTTAAATATCTGTATTCTTCAAAATCTTTACAGTTGCCTGTACTCATATGGTCAGCATGTTCATTCATGCGTTCCCTTATTTTTGTTTGCAAGGCATCAACTATATTTTCTTGTGTAGCACTCATTCTTTATTATCTTCAAATAATGTTTCTACTATTTCTTTTCCTATCTTAACACCTTCTATTGTTTCTTTGCTACTTAATTTTGCATTTTCACTTGCAGCCTTAAATCCAATTTGTGCACCTGCAATTCTTTCTTGTGAAGATATTCTTTCTTTTTCTATCTCTTGAGAAGCTTTAGATTTTTCTAAGTCTGCTGCAATTTTTTGTGCATCTGTTTGCATTTTGCTTTGTACTTGTTGTTGTCTAATTTGTAATTCTTTTTCTCTTTGTTGTATTACAGGGTCTTCAAGTTTTTCTTGTATTTCTTCTTGTCGTTTTTCAGATTGACTATCTGCTAATACTCTTTCAGCAGCTTCAGATACAAGTTGTGATAATTGTAATTCAACATCTTCTGGTAAAGGTTCATCAGGTGGTGGTAAAGGTGCACCCATTTGTTTTTCAATTTCTTTTCTATATTGAAATGCAATATGTTCTGTAACATGCTCTGTAAATGCACCAATAATAGATGAAGCATTTGGACTTTGACCAATAAGCTCTCTAATTTTAGGGTCTTGCATTGCAGTCATATGTACTTTGATATGTGCTTCATGGTCTTGATACATAAATGCTTTAGTAGGCTTACCATTCATCATGTTCATATTTTCTGATACAGGGTCTGTTGGCTCTATTTCTGTTTCTAATGGAACTATTTTATCTGCATCTCTTATACCTAATACATCAAGCATCTGTCTATGTAACTCTTGCATGTTATACATTTGCGGTGCTTGTTGTGATAACTGTAGTGCTGCTTGATACTGCATTATTCTTTGTGCTTTAGTAGCAGCATTAGGGTCAGATACAGGTACTATATCTACTCTATTATTAAAATCTTCTGATACAAGTTCTTTGCCTTTAATATCATATGGGTATTCTGTTGGTCCATGGTCAAATATTATTCTTGATAATATCTTAAGTTCTTGTTTTAAAGAATTATGTATTCTTGATTGTACTGAACCAATTACTTTTAATGACCTTTCTAAAAGTGCCAAAGTGGTACCAACAGGAGCCTGATTATTCATGTCAGACACTTTCATATCTGCTAATGAAGCAAACCTTCTTCCTTCATCGACTAAGTTTTGTAAGAGGGAATACAAAGTTCCTGAAGGTTCCTTATAGGGAAGGAAGGTTATGTTGTCTTTGATGGCACCACCGGGCACATCTACATCTCTAAACTCACCGGGCATGATGGGGGTATCATCGCCTTTGATTCTTAATCCTCTGGATTTTAAACCACCCGGTAAATTACTGAGAGTTCCTGCATCAACCAACTGTCTTAATAAGCTTGTAGCTGATTTAGCTATACCACCTATAAGATGTATTAAACCAAAACCATAAAATCCCATTCCGGGTAGGTATTGATAATGAACAAAGTGTTCCCTTCGTTTCTTTTGTGGGTCATCTTCTATAAAATTTCTACGAATAGAAAGAATAGTACCCGATTGATAATCTAGTGTTACAACATAAGGTAATGCTATACCTGTTACTTCTCCATCTTTTCTATCTTCAAAACCTTCTAAATCAAGGTCTACATGCATTTCTAATACAGTATGTCTTTGGTCATACTCATATGAGGATGAATCACCTGTTAACTCATCATACTTATTCTGTATATTAGAATAATCTGCTGATGGTGTTTGCAATTCAACATCTTTATAAAATCCTATTACTTGTAGTTTGCGAATATCATTCGTGCTTTTTTTCATTACATGAGTTGCTCTATCGCAAGTAGTAAGGTCTGAAGCACCATAACTAACAACAAAATCTTCTGCTGGTACAAACATACTAGCAGGTCTATTTAATGCTGGGTCATAATATATTTTACGAAATGCAGAACCTGCTAATGGTAAATTAAACAACATCTTTTCAGTTTCTGTTCTATATTCACTCATCTTTTCAGTTAAAAGATAATTCAAATAATCTTTAACTCTTTCAGATTGTTCTTGTTTTTCTGTATTGAGTTCTCCTACTATCTTAGTATCTACTGGTCCTTTAGCTGGAAATAGTTCTGTAATAGCTTCTGCTTGGAATCTAACAACTGATTCAGTTAACAAAGGATGAAATACACCACAAGCACCATTCCAAGGCATTGTGCGTTCTTCAATCTTTAAACCTAACTGGTCTAAACCTTTTGTATAGGTTTGTTCCCAATCACTACGAGATTCTCTATCTGAAGTGTAATAACCTATTAATTCATTTGATAGAGATTCCAAAGTATTATCATTCATATACTCTGCAATATTGTCATTGAAGTCTTCTGAACCAAATTCAGCACCTTCTTCAAAATCTATAATCATTCCACCTTCTTCAGTCATTACAGATACTTCATCAGGATTAGTAATTAATACTTCTAATGGCGAATCTTTAACAATTTTTTCTGGTGTTTGTAATGGTTTCTCTGCCATTTAATCTCCTAATAGTAGTTAGCTTCTCTTGGTGGTAAATCTTCATCTTCTTCGTCTGAATTTAAAGGTATAAACCCACCCTGTCTAAATCTTAATAATGCTTGTGTAGAAGAATCTACTAAGTCGTCATGTTCACCTGCTGGAAAAGCTGCAAATTCTTCTATTACTTCTTCAGCAAATCTTCTATCAGGTGCCCAAACAATTCCAGATGCAAATAAGTCTGCAACAGCATTTACTCTTGCTATCTTATCATTACCTCTGCTTGGTGTATATTCTGATACTGGTATACCCATTTGCCTTAATTCAAATATCAAAGGCAAACCTGCTGCTTTTGCTTCAACAATAAATGCTTCAGGTTGCCAATCATTATACATTTCAAAAGCTTTCTTTTTTAAATCAGGAAATTCTAATCTTTCTTTGTAAGCATCTAGCAATATAACTTGTGGTTGTGTAATACCATCATCATCCGGTTTATAAAAAACACCCCATGTGGTACACGCAGAGTAGTCAGAACGCTGTGTTTTTAAAAATGCTGTGTCCCATGACTGTATAACAAAATCGCACTCAGGAGGGTTCTCATGTTCCCATTCATTCCACCATTCTCTTTTGATTATGGCAGCACCTTCTGATGTAGGGTCTTGCTGATATTGAGCAGACCATTTTGCTACAGGTAACTCAGCTCTTAATTTTTCTAATTCTTTTATGTCCCAAAATTCTTGCCACAAGCTTTTACCTGAAGGCAGTATTGCTGGAAACTCTATAACTTTCCATTCATCAGAACCTTCTCTTTGTGTAGAAGATTTTAAAATCTGTCCAGTTAGGTCTCGTTTATGCCATCTTGTCATTACGATTATGATTGCACCACCGGGTTGCAGACGCTGACGAGGACCAGAAGTATAGTATTCGTAAACTTTATCAAATACAGAAGGGTCTCCACTTTGACCTTCTTGTTCTGAATGGGGGTCATCTATGATAAGCAAGTCAGCACCTTTACCGGTTACTGCACCTCCTATACCAATCGCAAAGTAATCACCACCCTTATTTGTATTCCAACGACCAGCAGCTTTACTGTCTGATTGTAAACCTACATTTGGAAATACTCTTTTGTAATCTTCGGAACCAACAAGGTTTCTAACTTTCCTACCAAACCCTACAGCCAATTCTGCGGTATGGGCAACTTGAATTATTTTTTTTTCAGGAAAGCAACCTAAAAACCATGCAGGTAATAAATAAGATGCAAACTCAGACTTAGTATGTCTAGGTGGCATATTAATTATTAATCTTTTTAATTTACCATTTTTAACATCATCAAAGGCATCAGCCATAATCTTATGGTGATAACCTTCAATAAAAGCAGCCCACATTTCTTTTGCAAAAAATAAAAAATGTTCTGCTGATTGTTCTTGGCTTTTTGTTTTCTGGTAATCATCTAATAAATCCAGCAAAACTTTTTGTTGTTCTTCAGGCAACTTAGATAATTTTTCTAAATCAATCAAGATGTGGTACTCCTAAAAAGAACAAAGTCAAATGGAGTGGAAACTTTGTTGGAGTTGTAAAGATAAGATTAAGAGCACCACAAAACCTTTCTAGTTTA